TTACCCCCAGGACGAAATTAACTCTGCATCATCCGGATAAGCTGTAATCAAACTACGCACTCTGGCAATGGCACCATTAACGGCATTCAGTCCAGTGGTCGCATTTAAGTACGTCGGCCCGATAAAAATGTACGCTGACTGGGTACTGATATCTGCTAAGGTACCGGTAGATGACGTCCCCGTTTGTGCAACAAGTCCGTTTTGGTAGCCAAACACTTTCCCATTTGCTGGATCGAACAAGCCAGCAGAGGGTACAAAATCAGCATACGGTACCTGCGTTGCCGCAACGTAGCTTCCGGCGACTACGGGTATCTTGTTCGTGCACGTGTACTTCCAGGGGTTAGATGTGCCACCAACTGTTTGACGGGTTTCACCAAATGCCAGCGTGCTCGATGCTGTGCCAAAACCTACAGCAATACCCGCGTTATCACTCAGCGCGTTGTCTCTCAACAGAGTGCTTAATAGGAATAGGTCATTACTCCGGTTCTGTAGTTTAATAACAGATTCAGACTGCAAAAACCGACCGCCATTTGATAGCACTACATTAACAGCCGTCCGTGTCCCTGATGTATCCAAAGTCATAGGGTGAGATTCACCGGCAACAGTGACAGCAACAAAATCTGGGCTATTTGCCAGCCCGTACAGTTTAGTGACATTACCTGAGCCGTCTTGTTTAACGCCCCAGTCTGGAGCGCAATATGCGCCAGTTCTATTCCACATGCCATTATTTACTAAACGCTGTATTTCAGTTAACAGTGAAGCCTCACGCGGCACCGTCCCTCCATCAGCAACAACTCGCGCTTTATGTGCATTGAATAATGCTTCTGGATCAAGATATGCCGAGGATAAATCAATCAGTTGACGGCGACCGTTGTAGGGCTTATTTGTGTTTAATACTACAGCCATGATATTAACTCCTTAGTTGATCTGTATGCGGCACAATAAGCACCAGTTATATAAATTACGGACGGTGTACTTACTCATTCGTGGTGAGGTATCTCGAATGTTCACCAGAGGGAAAGTCCAGTTTTCATAAGGCGCAGGGAACCCAGCAGGGACATTATTATTAAAACCAATCCGCAAAATACTCCCGACTGGCGGGGCACTTGCAAAAACGACTCTGAATGTAAAATCACCGGTTTGAGTTACTGACGTCACCGCAACCGCACCACCCTCGATATCGAAGCCATGATTTGGGGCCGCGCCAAGCGTCGTCGTGTCTATTGTTAATGGGTATCCGAGAGGAGAGTCGAACGTGAGATCAAGAGTGCTCCCTGAAAGTGTCCACGATACTGGCTGCACCGGCTTCCATTTGGCGTGCGTTGGGTTATTGACCGTATCGTAAAGCATCCAGTCGATCGCCTGCCCCTCATATTCCCCTGCCAATGCATAGCCAAGCGGCTTAAGATGTTGGATATCAAGCGGGTACAAAATATTTAGGGGGTATTTTGCGCATGACATAAACGCATCTGCGCGCGAGTTGGCAAATGTACGCTGGTCATTGGCCACCCAATCGCCATAGATGACATCACCGGTGGTTGGGCTCACCGTTCTGATACGGGAACCCATCTGATTCACGCTTATTTTAGGCGGTGTCGCCTGTCCAGTCAGAGCTACATAGTCAGCTTGGTGATCGTTGGCCCACTCCTCTAGGTACCCGGCATATTGGCCAGGAGCGGTCACTGATGCAGAGTCAAATTCTCCATGAGTAATAGTCAGAGCATCGATCACAAGGGTTTTGCCGATTGAGGCTAATTGTCTCTTTGCCTCTGCAGCTTCAGTTTGCCCGTTAGCGTATGTTGGCGTGCCCTTTTTTAAAAGAGAATAGCCAGCCCCGCCAAAGCCATGCGTGCGTACAAGAAGTACAGGCTGATCACTTGCAGATACACCTCGGCTTGTCATGTTGTTGAGCATGCGTTGAATGATTGGCGTTGCGATAGACTGTGTTGGTGGAGAGGCATCAGTTAAAGCACCCAGGCTATCGGCAGAAATAGCGTTCCCTGACACGTCCCCGCGATCCTGGCCCGCCCCGCTGAACATTAAAGCCCGCCCCGTCAATGCAGGGTCTTTCGGGGAAACTGTTGCTCCCTCTTGTCCAACTGAGAGGCTTTGTCCTGTATTGGCAATCATATGCACGGTGGTCGTTGATGCGCTCAATTCGCGCGCCTTATATGCCCCCTTGGGCTCTGTGTCAGGAAGCATGCTCGATTTAAGCGTAGTGCCGTTGTCATAAGTGAAAACAAAGCCACCAGCTCCCAGCAACTTGACAGCACTAACCACTGGATAATCAGCCCATAGCGGAGCTGTCGCATCCTGAGAAGCAACGAGCGCTGGCTTATTGCTGAAGATTCGAATATAGCTTCCACCACCGCCGGAAGACCCATTCAGGATGTCCTGTACTGGGCCTTCAACGCCACATAAAAACCAGTTTCCATCATCATCGAAGTAATCGAAGGCTTTAGTTTTATCATCAGATAGCGTAACAGCCTGGATGCCAGCCCCGGAGAGTATCTTTGCAATCTGCGTTTCAGAGATAACCTTCAGCCGGTCTTGTACAGCATCTTTCATATCAGCCAGGCGCAAGCCAGCATTGTCATCGAACACAAAGAACCCGCCACGACCTGTAATCTCTGTGACTGCCATAGAAAATGCAGCGAATCGTTTTCTCGTTTCAGCATCGGTGACAACAGCGACGCGATCTTGAATGACGTCAGGCATTCCTGCAAAGCCGACACCGGCGTCATCATCGATAGTCATTAATCCGCCAAACTTATCGAGCGGTGTTAATGCAAATTGATGGTCGATAAGAGCGTTAGAATCGTTTTTTGAAATGACACTGTTTATATATTTTTGGGCTTTTTCTATAGATTCAATAAAAACATTTGACGGTAAAAACTGTCCAGTTGGCGTAGGAGTTCCAGCAACGTTAATATATTCATCTGCTATTGAATTTGGATTGTCTGACCAAATAAAGAAATGTGCGCCATCCTGAATCTCACCAGAACTAATTGCAGCACTTGCTTGTTCTAATGTGTATGCCTTACCTAGTGGCGAAAGATTATTTCTTAGTCCTTGCAGTGTGAATCTTTCTATACCGAATCTATCTTCGTATTTTTCAGCATCTGAGTTAACCACCTCGTCAATTTTTTCCGCGTTGAACTTTAAGTCGATAACATCATTACTTGGTACTGGTTTGGATGTTGGTGTTGTCATTTATTCGGCAACCTCATAATTATACATTTCGTCGTTATATTCAGACATGGTTAACGAGGTGGTCCCGTCGCCATTAGGTTTCTTTTCGGTAATCGTCCACTTGGTCGAATCCATCTCTACTTGCGTAGCAATGACGTAACGAGATGGGGACTGGACGTTATAGCCGTCGAAGATATTGAGGGTTATTTCTGGTACTGTTGCTGTGAATCCAAATATCGTGTCGCTACGAGGAAATGCCTGGATTCTTGCGGTTGGCGTGCCATTAGCATCGGTGACGATGACAAACATGTCTCCCTGCCATTCAATGCGTTCGCTTGTGTCAAAATCATTTCCATTCCTGGCAACGATATACCCATCCTGCTGATTGGCATCGTAGATGTCAGGTACCTGGACCATCTGCCCTACGTTTACCCATTCCCCATCTGACAAGGCTCTTATCGACATCGTTTGTCGGGAGTAAAGCAACCGCCTAACCTCTTTCAGCGCCCTATCACGCGCCTGATAAGAGTTCCTGACATACAGCATGTCGAGTTTCTTCGCCTTGACTGGCTCCCCCTCTTCAATGGCTGAACCCGTGATCCGATAGCGAATGAATGCCTGTTTGTTTGTTGTTGGGTTCTTATAAGTGACCTGCACACCGTCAAATCCACCAGGGAGTGTCATGTCGTATGAGAGGCTGTAATCTTCCGCCTTGGTGTTAGCACGGTTGAACACCGTCACCGCGTTAGGCTTGCGCTCGTCACGCGTAAACGACAACACCCCGTCATCCCAGAACGCAGTGACCGTGGCCGCGTCACAAATGGTCTGCACCCTTGCCCCAAGAGATATATCTTCATCGTCAAATGTGTAATCGAAGTAGCCTAGCCGCGGATCAGGGAGGGACGCTGCAATCGAATACAATTCGTAAATGTCGATACTGGATTCAGCCTGCCCCCCCATTTTTAACCAGGTGTGCAGCACTGCATCTGCAAAAGAACGTGACGGTCTTTCGGTGTAATCGACTGCCTGGGTCGCAAGGTCATAACTGATAACGTGACGGGTGATGAGCGCGTTGTATTTCCTATCGCGTGAACTCGTTGCCCTTTCTGTCGCTGTGACCGTGACAGTGACCAATGTGTCATTTGGATAAGTGACGTTGTTCCGCGTTCTTACAATATGAACTGCTTCAACTTTCAGCACGGAGTGATCGTTGCTGTTGTTCGTTCTGACAAATTGCAGTGCATAACGGCCATAGCCAGCGGCGGGCGTTATCTTGAATGTCCCGTATTTGGTGTCAGAATTCTCATCATCGTTGTTGAGACCAATGTTGAGTAGTTCAGATGTGCCGGGTATCTGGTTATTGTCATCATCAACTTTCCACCACGTCACTGTTGTCCTGGCATAATCGCCATGTCCCAACTGAGCTTGAAGGTGTATCCAGAGCTGCTCCCCGGCAACCGGAGAGAATGACGGGCCGATCACCAGAGGCTCGTTATCATTCAGCGTGAATATCGTCGTGTTGATAACCGCATCACCTGGTATCTGCCCAATGTCATTGCCGCCCAGGTTTGAAAAAGTAAACTCATAAAAATGTTGTGGATCTACCGGAGCACCATCATCAGTAGTCGTAGCATTGGTTAGGTCAGCAAACACAGTGATATCTCGCGTTACTGGGCCAGATACCGTGTTGTAGGTGACGTTAACCACGAATGACACTGAGTGCGGTTTCGGCAGATCATAGAAGTAGTCGAAGTCACTATTTTGCTTAATCTTCACCTTGGCCTGACCGGCAACAAACTCACCAGAAACCATATCCGTGGTCGTAGTAGCTGTTTCAGCAGGGAAGTCTTCGCTCTCGTTTGGCCCTGGTAGCTCTTGGCCGTCGATGTCGTCGAACGCAAACCCCTCATTGATGAGCGGTATGTTTTGCCCTGGCTGAAAGATTTGGTACGTGGCACCGGCCAACGCGCCGAGATTTGATTCCGAGTAGCGAACCGATGTCACGTCATACTTGCCCAGGCCAAAGTTCATCCATTCAGTCACCTTCTTGATGTTATTGGTGTACTCGAATAGAGACTCCTGGATCAGGTCTGGAAACGCCCTCACCTGACCGTAGTTATCTGGTTTAGCCTCACCGTTGCGAGCAATGTTCGTTTGCCCTTTCAGGCTGTTGTTCGGTGAGGTTTTGGAGTTGTTTGTGGCTGCGTTGGCACTGGGCTGCTTGATGAGTGACGAAAGGATTTTCTGGGTAAACTTTATCGGGTTGAAGTGCTCAAGCGGGTTCAAGATTGTGCCGAGCGCACCGTTCTTTGGCTGGTCAAACACGCTGATGACGTCGCCTTGGTTCAGCGGAAAGTTAAGTTCATCATCAGGTTTAAGCTTTACTCCGTTCCTCAGTATCTCAACATCGCAGTGCAGATTGGCCGATTTCAGCCAGGGGTAAAACATGCTGCCGGCTGCGAGGTTATGTCGCTCTTTCGGTATCCCCGGCACGCGCTGAACTTCGATCAACGGCATAGCAATAATACTCCACTTTGGTGAACACTTTTTCTAACGTCCGAAGCTTGTCGAAACGCACCTGCCCAGACTCGCCGCGGCTATGGAATGCTTGCCCATCGACCACCAGACCGACATGCTTTGGCTCATCGCCGTAATACGCGATAAATATGCAACCATCGGCGGACTTTGCGACCCGCTGCCAGAACACAACATCACCCGCAAAACACGTCAGGAAGTCGCTACCGGCTTCGTAGTCCGGAGTTTGGTGTATCTCAATGCCCAGCACATGGCGGTAATACAAAACGACGAGCCCCCAACAATCGGCTGCCTCAAAGGAGCACGCCCTATCGCGCCACGGCTTGCCTTCCATCGCGGCTACAAAGTCAGCTTTATGCATTGGCTAGTCCTGGGAATTCGGTTGTGTTGTAGAGGAAGGCGATGTTGTTGTTCAGCGGGTTCTGCAGCGTTAGCGAGCAAGTGACGTCGCTATCATCCATCGATACGTCTTTCATGTAGAGCGTCCATGGCTTAAGCGGCGTGTTCATATCAGCGGCATCAAAGCGTTGATAGGTGGCTGATATTGGCGTTATCCGCGAATACCCCTTCCACTGCTTCAACTGCTGCTTGAAGTCTTGCGCCAAACGGCCAAATTTCGCCGATGAGTTGATTACCGGCGTATTGCTCTGCTGGCTCTCCGACACTTCCATCCGGCACGGCGTGTAGAGCTGCCCAGCAAATGTCTTGGGGTAGATCTGACGATTCACCAGGCGGATATAGCCGAAGGTCGAGTGATAAAACGTCATGGTGTCGTACAGAATGCGGTTAGGCCGCTGAGACTGAAATTCGCGTAACGTTGGCATTTAAAACTCCGGTAAATCGCGGTTAACCACCTCATCAATGATCCCCCACTGGTTTGGCGGCAGCTCAACAATGACGTCTGAGAATTCATCATCCGGGTTGTAAACCTTCCGGGTGATAACGTTCCCCGTCCAGGTCGTCGTGTTGCCGTTGATGCTTGTCTGTACGGGCGGGGCCACAAAATGCAGCTCCTGCATCTGCAGACCTGAGCCCCCCAGATTGCACAGCATTGTGAACCACTGGTTGCCGTTATCGAGATAGCGCGGGCTGCGATACCACTGCTCAAATGCTCGGTCTTCCTGCAGCGTGAAAATCCAGTTCAGTGACCAGGTAGTTTTGAGGTCGTCAGTCAGCCGCTGGAAGATAGGCGCACCCACAGCCGGTTGATCGGTACGGAAACCGGTGTCTATCGTGCGGCTCTTGTTGGCCTTCTGAGGAAGGGATAGCCAGTCGGGATAAGGTATTGCCACGGTTTTCTCCCGGTAATAAAAAACCCGCCGAAGCGGGTTATGAGGTTTGAGTTCTGCTATTCAGTGGCTTTGCGAGGTGCCTGGTGATACCGAGATATTCCCTGGCTGATTTGCCCACCCTGCTCCAGATCCGCCAAAACGATGCGCACTACATCGCCACCATCTGCCCCCCTGCTAGCCTGGGTATCCATCACCCCAGCACCAGATGAGTAGTTTTCGATGATGATGGTTGGCCCCGAACCCCCGCCAGAATTTATCTGCTTATTACTTAGGACGTTGCCGCCACCATCACCCGGTAAAAGGTAATTTCTCCCATTACTGGACTGAAGTATCTCCGGTTTACCACCCTCCCCTATTTGATACATGCTTCCAGCAGATACTGGGCCGCCATTCTTGCGAGCGCCCGCCACAGCCAAACCTTTAGCGAGGCCTACTGTAGCAGTCATGCCTGCCATTGCAGGGACAGAGTTACCACCAAATGAAGCAAGGGATGCTAATGCCGCTGGCGCTGCCCAAGCTGAAGCAAGGATACCTGCCTGTGCAACTCCGGCCGTAGTGGCCGCCCCACCCATGACTTGCTGGATGATGAAATTTTTCAACATCTCAACACCGACCTGAACCAAGCTATTTACGACGCTGTTTAGCATCGTACTTCCAAGAGATTTCAGCGCTTCTTCTGCACTCATCGAGCCAGTAATTAACCCTGTTATCGCATTGGATGCATTACCAGCAAAGGCGTCGACGGCACTCGTCAGCATGTCGTAACCAAGGCTTTGTTGGCTTAGTATTTCCCATTGCGCCGCAGTTCTCTGCTGCTCATATTGCTGATTAGCCGCATTCATCAGCTCAATTCCGCGCTGAGTAATCTGCCCTTTATCCGTCTCAAACTGCTGAATCAACGCCAGCTTCTGCGCATTCTCGTTAGCAAGCTGCTGCACTGGGTCAACCATTCCGGCGGCTTGCTGCTGAGGACTTACCACAGCCTCAGCCCGGATTTTTGCCAAGTTAACCTGATGCTGTTGCTCCAGTTGCTCAGCCGTGGTGTTGTACTGTTCCTGGCTGATTTTCTTCGCGGCAAGGGCTGTGTTTAAATCCTTCACGTCCTGCGTATAGCTGGCATTCTCTCGCGCTTCAGGAAGTAATTTCTCAGCTGCAGCCTGTGCCTTAATAGCGTTGGCCGTGTCCCACTTTTTGGCTGCATACTCCCCAGCTTGAGCAATTTGAGTCTGCGTGGCCCCCTTCCCAAGAGACTGCTGAGCGTTGAGGATCGCCTGAGCTCGACTCAGCTCATTGGTAGATTCTGCAGCCAAATCAGCTTGCTGGCTCAAGTTGGCCAACTTTTGTGCTGTGCTTTCTGATTGGCTTTCAGTCTTTTTAGACTCGCTGTTATTTTTCTTCTTGGCTGACGTATTCTTCTCAATTTCTGCATACTGATCTTGCAGAAGTTTAACTCTCGGGTCGTTTTTAGGGATTCCAGCATCTTCTGCATCGTATTGAGCTTGAAGCCTTGCCCTAGCTTCTCCTTCAAGTTTGGAAAGCTCTATGCGCCTTTGTGATCGCTTGACTAATGCGTCTTGCTTAGCATTACCAGCGCCTGGTTTATTGAATTGCAATGTACCACTTGCAGCATTATTTGAAGCTTTTGCGACAGAATCTAAGTCCCCTACCAATGCTGCAGCTTTACCGCTTAACCCGGCCAATGCTTTGTTTTGCTCTGCCCACCCGTCTAATCCTAGCCATGCCCAAGTTCTTGCTCTTCTTTCATACATCTGCCCCGTAGATGTAAGGTCAGCAATTTTTTGAGAAGCGGTCTCTGCCTTGCCACTCAAACGATCTATCGCTGCACTTACGGAATCAATCACCTTAACCATGGTGGTGCTGGCACCCATGGCGTCATTCATTTTACCGATCAGGTTCTGAAGAGAAATCGTAAGCGAGTTACTTGCTTGATCCATTGTCCTAGGTAGCTTTGCAAACTCATCATTAACAGCAGATGATTGCTTCATTATGGCGTTAAGTGCATCTTGAGCTGTTAGCTTGCCTTCGAGCATTGATTGGCGAAGCTGGCCCATAGACATGCCAAGTCCGGCCGCGATCTGCCGAGCTAGTTCTGGCATCTGTTCTAAAATTGAGTTGAATTCTTCAGCTCTAATGGTTCCTGACGCTATAGACTGACCAAATTGTCTAAGTGCGTTAGCCATTTCTTCCGAAGATGACCCACCTACGCGACCGATTTTTTGTAAGGTATCAGTAAGGGCAAGCACCTGTGAGTTTGTCGCGCCAGCCTCTTTCAATGACGAAGTAAGCGTTTCCCACAGCTTGGCAGTTTCTTGCAGACTGGCCCCTGTAGTTGAAGCTATAGCGCTGAGTGACTCGAATGTTTCTCTTGCAGCCGCAGTGTCAGTTGACAGGCGAGTTATTCGCGATTGCAGCTGAGTAATATTATCAGCCACTGTTAAGAACGCCTTTGCATAGTCCACAATTAAGGCGACAGAAATCGCACTCGCCACGCCTGTTAAGACGGTTTTTAATCCTCCCATGGAACTTCCGGCACGATCAGCAGAAGAGGAAAGTCCATCGACTGACTTCGAAGCCTTCCCTGCCTGACGCTGCATCTCATCAAGAACCACGGAAGCTTTGCGGCTACCTGTAACCATTTTTGCTGTTTCTATGTCAACTTGGTAAACCAAGCTTCCGCCGTCTTGCTCTGCCATTTACTGATCTCCAGGCATAAAAAAACCCCGCATGTGCGAGGTTGATAAAGAAAATGGTTTTATTATCTAATGGCAAATCGCTATAACTGTCTGGTCATCTTGCCCGGGAAGGATTTTATCTTCTGCGACGTAATTTCTATTACCAGTAACCGCGCCGACCTCTATTTTGTAATAAACGGCAAATTCTTTGTATCCAGTGAAGTTACTAGGATTCGTAGCCATTCCGCAGATAATTCCCTTGCCAGTCCCATCCGAAAATTTCACAACCCTAACCAACTTCATATCCTTAAACTGGATTTCTTCATTACCATTTACCGATGCTGAGATATCTCTCTTAGCGAAATCAAAGGCATCTTGTTCGTCTCCATTGCAGCCAGCCAGCGCTAATGAAGCCAGCATGATAACCAAAAATTTTTTCACATCCCTATCCCCACAAGTAAGTATTGGATAGATGGTAGCAGAGGGTGCGGCGCTGGCAACGAAAAAACCCGCAGCTAAGCGGGTTGGGTTGCAGTGTAAAGATTTGCTGCTTCCGTTATTTCTTGGTCAGCAGCTTTCTAATCCTGCGCTCGCATCTAGCCTGAGCGTTCCAGTATCTTTTGATTGGCCGGTTGACGTAGTTAATCGTCATATCATCGCGGTCAATGCGCGTCACGGGCCTTGTCTCAATACCTGCGCTATGAAACATCCTTTGTGTCATAAAGTGAGCCAGGCGTTTAATGGCTGTATTCCGGCTAAAACAGCGGAACACCTTGCCATGGTGAGAAACCACATAGATAGGAGCGCTCACTCGCTGAATGGCTTTGCTGGCAGCCGCTGGCATTTAAAACATCCCCTTTAGGTTGATATCATTAACCGCCTTCCATGCTTCGGCGGGCCACGACTTTACGGTTCCGTAGGTTTCGTCCGGGACAACCTTTGGCTCCATACCATTAGTCTCACACCACTTCTTCATGGGCCAGTGATTGAATTTTTCGCCAGTAACGCGCTGCACTGCTTTGATGGTCGCGTGTTTTTTACACTCACCAAGCTTTTCAGCCAAGGTATTTGCCTTCCGTTTTTCGGCGGATGCCGTTGCCATCGCTGTAGCTTCGCGCTTTTTACCAATCCATGCCTTGGTTACAATCGCCTGATCACGTTGCTCTGTGATGATGCGGTTCTCCTTCACCTTAACCAGCAAATCCTCAAGCGCCTGCTCATAGGTTAGCGGGATACCGACATTCTGCCGTGGGTGGAAATATGCCGTCTCCATCCGCTCGAAGAAGTCCCATGCCTCATCGGTATCGACAATCTTCGACATGCGGGCCGCGCCCTTCTCTGTCCAGAGAGTTAAAGATCGAGCCTTGTTCGAAATTTGTGCGTCAGGATTACTGACTCGCAAATCGGCCAGTTCATCGCCAGTGACGGTAAAGATATGTACACCCTCAATAAAACGTTCACGATTCGCATCAAGGTTGGTGCGAATGTTGGTTTCCTTAGTGCCATACCCTTTCGCCAGCGTTTCGGTGGTCACAACGCGGGTGCCTTTCAACTCAATCACTGGAAGCATGTCAGGATCGACAAGTAAGATGTTGTTTGCTACATTTACAGCAGTTGATGAAGATTGTTGCATGTAAGACTCCAATCAGTAGTGACATAAGCCGCCAGCTCCACACTGGCGGTTTTTATTTGCCCAATGTCCGGGGCAAAATTCAGTGAACCCTCTTAATCCTTGCAGCATCAATCTCAACCTCCGTAAACCCAGTTGGACTGTATCCGAGCGTTTTGCAGATACCGGTCGCCAATTTGTTCAAGGAGTCCGCTTTACCGATAAACTCGATATCCGCCCCAAACATGGTGTCGCGCACTACAACCCTTGCGAGGTATCGGCTCATTGGCGATGCTTCTGGCGATACTGATACTTCCCTATCAAGGATGTCCAACACCCAGCGGCGGAACTCTTTCGCTACAGAAGTTCGGGCAAACATAGCTATTAGGTGTGCTCCGCGCAGCGAGAAAACTCGAACCTTTTTCCGGTAGTTTCCTGAGGTCACTGATTCAATGACCTGAGTCATTCCGCTGGTAAACTCATCGCTGTTCTGGTTGAACAGGTTGGTTATCGACTTAGCGCTCTTGTATTGCAGAGCTTTGGCGATATCGGCGGAGGTAAGCCACACGCCGGAAGTGCTGGTCACTGGGACAAGAGCATTACCTTGGAAGTTGAAGTCTGATTTTGCTACAATGTTCATGTTGGTTTCTCGCAAGGTTACTGACATAGAGACCCCGTTAGTGTTAGCGCACTGTGGGGTCTCGCCATTATTGCGCCTCACTACACGCCTCCTCAGTTAGCCCATACGCCTTTTTCAATTGATAAATCACCTCAGTATTGAACTGTCGGCACTGTTTCTCGCCGTTTTTTTGTATCGCCTGGCAGATTTCCTCTGGGAAACGAATCTTGCGTTGGTACATGTCTTTTGCTTTTTGCACTTCCAATCTCCTTTTATGCCTCACCGTGGGGCAAAATAATTGTCACACCGTGCGTCATTGAAGTCAACCCCACGGTGGGGCATAATTTCTAATATCATCTCTATTGCAATTTCTGGATCACAATGAGCAGAGAAGACCCACAGCTGAGGATCAGGCTTCCAATTGATTTAAAAGAGAAAGTAGAGGATTCGGCGAAGGCAAACGGCCGTTCAATGAATGCTGAAATAGTGCAGAGATTAGATGTTAGCTTTCTTGGTGAGATTCCAAGCGATGAGTTAATTTCTGCCAAAGATGCTATTCATATTGCCAATAAAGCCAAGGTAGAGCTCTCAAACATCGTACTAAAAAGAACATTCTCTCTAATTAACAAAAAAATACGGATGGGCCATACAACTTTCTACGTTGACGTTTCTGACTTGGAACTTTCCGAGCTTAGCGAAGACGACTTTGTGTCAGTATTTAAGCCTACATTCAGTCGCTTAAAAGAACTTGGCTATGTTGTTCATGATGAGGAATGGGATGCTGAAGGTTTTATGATAGCAATCCCTTAACTACTTCATTCCACCAACCAGAGCGGGCTACGCTGATTTTGCCAGCCTGCGAGCCTTCTTCTTCATGTACTCATCAGCCACAGCGTCATACTCTTCGGCAGTGAACCCTTTCTGCTCTGGATACTTAGCGTTTATCAAAAGCTGGAATTCGGTCATGGTCAGTTGCTCTGCCTCTGCTCGCGGCATGCTGAAGTGATTGCGGGCTGCGCTGATGTACTCGAATGCACTGAACTCTGCCACATACGCGTTTGTTTCGTGTCGCTGCAGGCGTCGACCCTTTGCCTTGCCGATGATGCCGTGAGTGATGAGTGATTGTGCCAAAACAATTATGTCGCTAGGTGGCATGCTGCCGCGGCGGAACACAAACGCTCGCTTCCCTCTCTTGCTTGGCCTTAACTCCCCCACCAACGAACTAATATCCTCTTTGCAGCACGCCTGCATGACGATCATACCAGCGTAGATAGCATCGCTACTGAATGATGGCGCATTGATGTGAGAAATTAACCACCCTGGAACCTCGCCATACGCCACTATGGCAGCCTCAAGCAATCTCGGCGCGTCACTGGTATGCAATTCAGCAAACCTCTCTACAATCGCCGCTGGCGAGCCTATGCGGGTCATGTTAGCGAATGATGGCCGGAAGAAGTAATCGTGTTGGGCATCAGAGATAAGCATCTCGCCGATTTCAGTTAGTACGGTCATATTGGCCTCGAATAATTATCATCAAGGGCACATGCATGCCCTTTGTGATAGTTACGCGGTGACGGTGGCCGCGAATGTTGCTGTTTTGCTTCCGTCGGTAGTGGTGACAATGATGTTTGCCGTACCGGTCGCTACGCCGGTGACTGTTACCGTGCTGCCGGATAGTGTTGCAGTCGCCTTAGTTGGTGCGGACGATGTGACAGCGTACGTCTTGTCTGTAGCGTCAGTTGGTGCAATGTTCACTGTGAACGTGGTTGTAGAACCGACTGCCACACTGCCGCTGGCTGGCGTAACGGTTACGCCGGTCACTGCCACATCAACCGGAGTGTCGATAACCTGAATGGTATCGGAGTCCGCTACTTTAAACTCGGTGGACAGCGTAACGATATCGTTGGTGCCGCCGTCAGAGCTTAAGGCTGTGATAACCATGTAGCCGATGAAGGTGATCGGGCCATACTCCTCACGCACCCAGAGAGTCGGCTGACGCCCAGCCTTAATCTCGTCATTGTAATACTTGACGAATTTAGCCACGCCGAACTGATCCAGTTTGTCGCGCTTGCGAACCTCACCTTCAAAGCTCAGTGTAAAATCAGAGTTGGTGACCAGGTTTTCAACGTAGCCCTTGGTATCATCCGCATCGGATGTCACAGTATTTGGGCTGAAATCGAATCCCTTGGATGTACCGGCGATCAGCGACTGCCATTCGCCCTCTGCTGGAACCGTATCAGGGCAGCCAAGAGCCACCTCAAGCACAATTCCACGACCGAACAACTTACTGTTGTCAGTTGAGCAACCTTGCATATTTGCTTACCTCTTTGATTATTGATTACTCGCCATACAGGCAAGCGAATTGCAGGCGATAGACTAATCGCCCTTCAGTTGTTGAAACTGGGGAAGGAATGCCGCCAACGTTCTCTATGTGACCGATACAGTCATTTGGCATGGGGTTAGCCTGGATATGGCTGATAATTGCCTGAACGGTGTTGTCTACCACTTCATCCCCTTTATCCGCGCCAATTACATCGACCAACACGTAATATTCGCTACCAATTTCATTGCGTATTGCGGTGCCGCCATTAGGGCGAAATACCATAAACTGGTCTGCCAAATCTTCGGTATCGCGCCACTTAAGCATTTGAGCAATGAATCCGTCAGTTAAGCCGGACTCGACAAAGTAATCGCGGACCCGGCGATGCATAGGAGGATTCATAGCGACAACTCCTTCTTAATGATGGCATCAACTGCATCCCTAGCCGCATCAGCGCCTTTATCAAGGAATTTTGGCTCGCCGGTTTTATCCCAGATATAACCCATCGATCCCTTTTTCTCCCCCCTCCTCACCGAGCGAAGTTTACGGGCGCCAAGATACCTCCCTGGTGCGTTATGAACGTAAACTGCATAGTTTGCTGAATACCCAATCTTGCCGACAAGTCTGCTGCCAATTACAGATAGCTCTCTGAACTGAGAGTTAATCAGCGTGGATGAGGCCACTGGTGTTCTAGATGCAGCCTCTTGCCCGATTAGCAGTAGCGCTGACTGGATTGCGCGAACCGCCTTGCGGCCTTGGGTGTCGCCGATTAACCGGGTCAGGTTCTCTTTCGCTTCTCTTACGCCTTTGACTTTAACGCCCATATCAAACTCCCGTAATAATCGCGTAGTCGTCGGCGATGCGGTCGAACGTGTCAGCGTAACGGATGATATGACGGACCTCATCAGCACCGGACACCTTTGTCGGGTCGGGTGCCATAGACGCGCCAATCATGATGTAGTCGCCGCGTTTCGCCGTGGCGTACTCTGTCCAAAACGTGTTTTTGACTACAAACTCCAAACCGATGTCACCCAGCCGCGCAGTAGCGTCGCCGCCGTAGTCGCACATTATGGAAATAGGAGCTAACCACTTCTGCTTTCCGTATTCGTCAGGAGGCCCATCCTTTTTCCACACGGTAGCCAGCGCCGTGTAACTCCAATTTGCTGTTGCTGACATCGGCTACTCCCTCCACTGCAGTACTTTCGCGCCACTGTTACGAACTTGGGGACAGTTAATAACCCACTCACCACTCGCTTTCACGTAGCCCGTCGCCTCTCGACCGGTATCTGTTTTTATCCAGACCCTGCAGAATGGCTTTGGTGACCGTTCAGTGATTGGAATCCAGGTCATCACTTATCCCCGCACATGCAACCGCCTTTGCCAATCCAAATGCCAGCAAACGCCTTATTGGTTGGGTCAGGCGGAATTAAGCCAGTTGCGCAACCTTCCGTATCCAAACCGCGCAGAAGCGACAACGAACCCTTCCACCTGTCAGCAAATGATTGATAACGGAATGACCTTGAAGCACCAGACGGCGCTGTTTGAGAGCTGATATAGCGATCGCCCTGACCCAGCGCCATCAGTCCGAGTAAATACATCTGAATTAACACCGCAGTGGCCGTAGGGTAGTTGCTATCCAGACACTCTTGGATGCTGTTTACCTGCTCGACAAGCGCATTAAGAATGAAATCAGGCAGAACAATGCCGACCGATGCCAAATACTCTTTTGCCTGCTCGGTATTCACCATGTTTGGCTCCAGATTTAAGGCTCTGCCACATAACAGAGCCATTAAAAAAGCCGCTCAAATATGGCGGCTTATTCTTCAGCGTTGGCTTTTTGTCGCCCGCGCTTGCCCGATGTTGCTTCTGGCGTCGCGGGTGACAGCTCACCTGCACTTTCACCGCGCAGTGGGCGGACATTCGGCACTAGTGATGGATGAAGCGTTTCAAACTCCACCGTATCGCCCAGTTCCACGCCAACCCATGGGCGAACAACCTCATACTTGCTCATTCACCACCTCTTTAACCCAGATTTGCGCCATACAGCACACCAGACAACCCCTGACCATCACGCTTAATCTGTAAGCCTTCAGCAGACATGATCTGGAAGTTGTAGTTGTTCTGCGGCATTGGACGAGGCAATGGAACAACACCAACGGCCATGCCAACCAGCGGGGAGATCACGTCCTGACGACGTTGATAGGCAATGAATTCATTACCAGTCAATGCGAATGATTGACGGATAGCGCGTGCCGGGATGAACTGAGTGATGGTACTCAGCACAGTGCCGCCACTCAGGATGGTTGAGCCGCCGATAGATACGGTTGCTGGCTTCATCAGGTTCGCCATAATCTGCGGTGACACCCACATCACATCGTAAGCTTCTACGAAGTTTGTACGGGCAGCCAGGCCGAAAGGTCCAGTGGTGAAGAAAGCAGCCATCTCTTCTTGGGTTGCGGTGGTAAGGTCGATATTCGCCCCGCCAGCGCCAGTACCCAGGTTGATTTTGATTGTGTTGCGGTGGTTCTTGATGCCCTGCGCCGGGTAGTTCTGCACCTGAATTGATGCGTCGCCGTTCAGATAGTAATTGACGCGGCGTTTGTGGAACTTGCGCATTTTCGCCATCTGGGAGTCAAGAACCAAGTCAATGCCGACAGTGCTCAAGCCAGCAGCTAAGCGCCAGTTTACGCCGTAACCAGCAGTAAATACCGGGATTGGGTCGCCATCGCTGGAGTATTCTGTGTGGTCGAATGAGTATGGGGGCTGGCCGTCAAGGCTGATAGAAACGTCATCAGCAATATCACCGATTACGTTATACAGCTTGGCTGTCTTGCCGATCGGCAGAATTGTTTGAACACTCAGCAGGTCGTTGATGATTTCCATCCCGACTTCCTGGTCACGCATCTGAATGATCTGACGGTCGATTTCTGCCCAGAATTCCTGACCAAGGCCGCCACCAGGAGACAGGGCATTGGCTGCCAGTGTTTCTGCATCCATCGCAGAACGATAGTTGTTAACCATCATCCCATGTGAGGCGTTCCAGATATTGCGCTGGCCCCAGAGTGAGTCCCAATGCCCGCGCAGGCGGCTATTCGTTGCCAACGATTCACGAGTAAAATACATCTAATTCCCCTTAAGAAACGGTTACGCTGTCGGCGCGAACGCGGATACGGATAAAATCGACCGCTGTAGTCGTAACAGCATCTTGGCTATAGCCGATAACTTTGTAAGTACCGGCAGACGTAGGAACTGCTGCGGCCAGACCGGCAACTACGGTGATCGGTTGATCTTTGGTGTAGGTCCCAGCGGCAACACGGACTGCAAACTCGCGCCCCTCTTCCAGGTAGTTACCAATCGCTGAGTGACCGGATGGAACCTGATCGGTGATGCCCAAGCCTTCGTGATAAGCGCTATCCACGACATACATTCGGCCGACAGGTGTAGCTGCCTGAGCAAACAGGTTGCTACCGTTGATTACGGCAAAGGTGCCTGGATACAGAGCGGCCGCAGTCTTGCGGGTTTCTGTTTTGTACAGTGACTTTCCGTCAATATTGACGCGACGATAACGTGGCATTATTTTGCCTCCCCGAAGTAGGTTGCTGGATCAGGTACGCCGTCTTGCTTTTGCTTCTGAGCAGAGTTGGCACCCAGTGGAGCTGGTTCACCAATGCGCTTAAATGCATCATCCAGAGCCTCGCCTGACAGTGCGTTAGCAATCAGTTCGCCATGTACGGCTGCAACGGCCACTCGCTTGGCGTCCTCTTCTGCGCGGGCGTTGGCGGTTAACGTTTCGCTCAGTTTTGTTTGGTTAACTTGCAGAGCATCCACTTTGTCGGTGATCGGCTTCAGCGCTTCGGCAAAATTAGCGGCGAGACCTTTACCAATTTCAGTAATCAGCTCATTTCTTTCTTCAGTGGTTAAAGGCATATCGCCCTCCGAGTTGGTAGCAGGCTCAACCTGCGGGTTAAATAGTTTTTTGATATGGTTAACTGCGACCGCCACCCATGACTCTTGTCGGGCTACAGGACTGCCTGTTTCATCGAAGGTGATCTTTCCTCCTTCACTTTTGTATCCAAATACTTCGGCTTTACCGCCGTTACGGACGATGACGGCCTGCGTGTCGGTGAAGTCAGCAATCCATGCATAATCATCATTACCCGGCGCAAAGCGCTGTTTGGCTGCCCGGTCTAGGCGTGATTCACGTTCACGGTATGATTCCCCGACCAATGCGCCAGAGTTGGCCTGCAATGGCGTGGCGAGGTCAGCGTTAACCATCAGGCCAACCCCCTGTTCAGGCGTTGCCGCGCCTACTTCGTGGAGTAGGATTGCATCGTGATCCATACCGTGAATTTTAACCACCCAATCCGCTCCTTGAGCCTTCTGTTCTGGAGTTGCTTCAATCTGCTCACGGAATACGGCGACACTGGTGTGGATTGGCGGAACGTCTTCGCCACGCTCGATAGCCTCGACACGTGCAATAAGTTCTCGCCCACCTTCCGACTGCTGCGCGGTTGCCACATCCACCCATTTTTCCAGGTAGATACGATTGCCTGCTTTCTTGACGTTTCGGTTCCACGCCCCGGCATAGCCAACATTCAACCCCTCAGGTGAGAAGGCGGAAACGTGCTGACCGTTCACCATTGGGTGGCCAAGTGGTGCCAGGGTGCCTTCCAGCCCTTGATAGTGAGCGTCAATCTCAGAAGCTGGATAAAGCTCCCTGTTCATCACGACGTTGGCTGGCAGGGTGTAGCTGGGGATGATGATGTGGTCGCGCCCGTTGTGCTGCTCTCGCCGGATTGAGGCGCTATTGACCTTGGCGGTCACGTTTACTTGCATTGGCATTGAATTACCTCATCACGCTGCCTTCTTGCAGCACTGACATGTTGATTTGTTGGTTGCCATCCGGTCCCATTGCTTCGTGAATTCCCTCTTGGCCATGTCGATGACGTTTGGGTTGAGCGGATCGCCCTTGTCGTTAACCAGAGTTTCAACCTGTGAGCATTTGCAGTTAATCGCATTAGCACCAATTGCATACCACTCTCTAACTGCTGCGATCGTGTATAGATTACCGTGGCGAATTGCATGAGTTTGGCGTGTGGTTGGACTGAGGGCGGAGAAGTGGAGAAGCATTATTTTCAGGCCTAGAGTTGTTTGGGCCTCTTCTGCCTCATCCCACCTTGCTCGACGTAGCGCCGTGGTTATTTCTGTCCTGGCGATCCGGTTGGCCCGCACCTTCTCAATACCGGCTTGAGTAGTAAGGTTTCTGGAAACCTCTCTTGGGTTAAGCCCCCTGCCGATACCATCCGTGAGTATCCTAGTCATATCGGCCTTCACCTGCGCCGTTATACCTTTCATCTCTTCGAATTCGCGAGCATTTACCAAAGCCATTCGTCGCTGGTATGGCTCACTTATCAGTATTGCAGCCAGTGATTCCCGGCCTGCGGCATAGACTGCGGATTGCTGACTAAGATTGGCGTATGTCTGCCCTGTTCCTCTTGCCGCTGCCTGCTCTACGTAGATGTAGAACCACAAGTCATACTCCCCGCCTTCCAGCATTATTTGGTCAACGAGGTAACTGGCATCGGCGAGGATCATGGATAGAACGGAGGGGCTAAGCTGGTATTCGTATCTGGCATTTACTGCTAGCGTTGCTGGTAACTTATTTAGAGCGTCCTGATAAGCTTTCGCGACTCGGTTTATTCGCCCGGCGAAGTCCTTCATGGCCTTTCGCTCTAAAGCATCGGCACCGGTTGGGTCGGCCTTATTACTCGGAAGAATTGGAGGTTTCGACTTCTTCGTCATCTTCCTCTCCCTCACCAAGTGGGGCGCCGTCGTCTGTCTCGTAACCAGCTGCTTCCCTGATTTCGTTCACAGCAAACACAGCCTCACCCGTTGCGAGTGAGGCTGTGTTTATCTGGCTCATCTTTAAGGCGCTATCAAGCTTTTCGATAGCTGTTTGCGCGTTGAGATCATCCCAGGTGACTGACATTTCCGGCGTGCCGTCAATAACCCTAAGCTCAATAAGCTTGTTGGCGAAATCCTCGATATCATACGACAAATCACCAACCCGGCGTGATTGGCACCGAGCATTCATGTATTTCTGGTCTTCGCTACTGGCCCGCTCACCGGTCTGCATACCTACAAGCACCTTGGCTGGAATATCCACCCCAGCAGCAGCGGTCTGTAAGTTAACGCTATACGTTGGCTCTGGGTCTGCTACAGCAGTCACCAATGGGGTTACGGTCGCTCCCTGAGTAGTCAGGAGGACATCGTTACCGCGGTTAACCTCCAGCGCTGCCTCGTTGAATTTATCCTGTAATTCATCAACCTTTACGCCATACATGGATGCAAGGTTGTTAAAGTCAATCTCCTTTTCGAAGTTGACGTTTAATTGTCGAGCCGCGTTTTTAAGGAACGATTCACCGGAACCGCCCTCGACTTTCTCTAGGCTTACAAATGCGTTATAGGATGGTTCAAGGAAGCCAATGGCATCTTCTGAGAAATCGCCCAGGATAAACACGCGATCAGGATGAATTTGCACCCTGCGACTTGCACCATTTGGTAGTTCCTCGGTGTATTCCCACATTGTGGGCTCACCGTATGTAACCGAACTGATGTTTGTATCGAGTGAGTAAGGCTTTAGAGCGCCAGCCCATACAGGCGTCACCTTCGCCAACCCCCGCCCTTTTGTTACAGGAAGGTTCCAGGCTTTGTCATCCCTGATATGAAGAAGAATTCCAGACCATCGGCCAACTAATCGTCGCCTGTCCGCTTCGGCGAATATCTTCCATAACCGGCTGTTGAGAGTTGCTTTAATCGATCGCTCCCAAGCCGTCTGCGGTTTCGATTTGTCGTATTTATCACCCTGGATTATTTCTGGGTAAGTCTTCCAACAATGGGAGACTATTTTGTTAACCGCTCCAAAGGCGATGCCACCGCGACGATAGAGTTTGTATAGGTCGTCAAAGGTTAACTCTTCTTTAAAGCCATATTCGCACCATGCGGTGCTACGCTTCGCATCAAGTCCCATGCCTGGGTTAAATGCCGCCATACGGGCGCGTGCAAGCCTGGCGTCGTTCAACGCGTGGTTGACCGCCAGTTGGAGGTTTTTATTCATGGTTTATCCGTTAAGGTTTCGCTATCTGCCCTGTAGGCGCTTAGGGATCATCATGCCCATAGACTGCGGCTTGTGTTTGATATAGCCGTCTAATCCATAGCGCACACCATCCCAGCAGTGGTTGTTCTTGTCTTCAATCACCGGCAGAACCTCACCTGTAGTCCGGTCGGTCTTATACGAATACAGGCGGGCTTCTTTTGCCGTTTCTTTGCAGCGTGGATGGATGATGATCTGCTTGAAACCACGAAGACAGGTTATGCCATCCTCAACGCTACCGGCCCACTTCTGAGCAGCGGCAATGTTGAAACCTTGCGCTTTGATATGGCTGATAGTCTCAGGCCGCGAGTTGTCGGCCTTAATAGGCCACTTGCGGGCTTGCGGTATGCCCGGGAACTTCGCTTCGTCTGTGACTTTCCAATCTTCAAGCTGATTAGGCTTCGCGCCATCAATTCCTGCGTAGAACTTCCACATATCATCCAGCTCGACTCCGTGGCCGTAAGCTTCATATTCGATGTATAGATTGCTGTTAAGGATGAACATGCGGATAAGTGTGCTCGGGTCTTTCGCAAAGCCAAAGTCAGCACCGTATAACAGCCGCTCGGCCTGCTCCCACAAGTCGTCAGCAAAGCTTTGGACGACATACTTATTCGCCAGAACCTGCTTATCGGAGTTTTCGAGGTAGGCACCTTCCCAGATCCACGCGTAATCGGCATAGTCCTGAGTGGATAGATCTTCCAGCCGTTCTTCTTCCAGTACCTCGGGGAACCATGGGTTGTCGCTGTAGTTCATCTCGACAATCATCGAGTTTTTCGGCGGTACTTTACGGTAACGCTTGTCGGTTGCGCTGCCGTCTTTCTCTGGGTTCCAAGTTACCCAGATTTCAGAGCCTTTCTCACGAACGGTTGGGCGTAGCTTCTTCCAAGCAATGTCAGATACAGATTCAGCTTCGTCTACCCAGGCGACCAGAATGCGGGCCTTAGATTTGATGCTGTCCAAGTTGTGGCGCAGGCCGCAGAATACGTAGCTAACGCACCTGTTTTTAGTGCGGATGTACTTCTCGCCAATATCGAAGTAATCATCCAGCCACGGAACAGAGCGGATTGCCTGCTTCACTTCCTCCATTGAGGACTCTTCGAGCGAGTTCATGTATTCGCGGGCGCAAAGGATAACTCCGCTTGTACCTGACTCTGCCGCCTGGTATGCCCTAACGGCGGTCATTAGCGCAAAGGTGCGCGTCTTTGCGGAACCACGCCCACCGTATGCGCCGCGGTATCGAACGCCTTCAGTGGCAAATACGGGGACTAGCTTAGCGGGGATTTGGAGATCAACTTGGCTTTCCATTTGATGGCTCTACCCCTACTAATCTGATTGTCGTTGGCTTTGCAGCCATGCTGCCGTCAGATGAGATGTTATCTACGACCACTTTATCCAACCCTACAAGCTTGGCCTTGCCCATAGTGGCGGCGACAGCCGCTGATGATTGAGGGGTCTCGGCGGCTAACGCTGCTTTCCTTGCCTCTTCTAGTTCTGCGATTAACGAATCAACTGTGACATTGTGCCTGTCCTTAATTTCACCGCGCAATTCAGAAATCCTTAGGGCGATCTTAGGGTTGTCTTGCAGTTTGCTCGCTTGCACGTGAACAGCCTCCGGCTTCATCTTGTCAGCAGCATACGCCGTCCGATAAGCCTCCGAAGCATTACCCGTTTCGATGTATGCCTGACAGAAAGCCTCTTGCTTTAATGTCAGACTTGCCATTGTTATTCCTTATCGCCTTTGGATGCTTCAAGAACCACAAGCGTGATGGCTACCACGCCCAACTCCTCATTGCCCTTGATGATGTTGCTAACTTGCTTGTGCAGCTTGTCGACCAGCTTGCGCTCCGCTAAAGGAAGCTCAGAAATAGCCCCCTTCATCATGTAATACGTCGCCTGCTGTTCTTGTGTTAGTGCCATTTAGAGCATTCCTCTACCTTGGTGAGATACACCTTCGTAAAAAGCGATACCATGCACCCACAAAACTTACATAAAACTCTGCAAAAGGCGCTATTTAGTGCCTTTCAAGGAATTTTATAAATCAACCGTGTCGCCAGTAAGCAGCTCGCGTGTAAAGCACTTATCCGCCAACCAGTCCCAGTGAAGTAGCGATGCGATGACAAGCAACCACTTCATTCGCGGCTTGAGTGATACCTTGTATGTCATGATGCCAATTGCCATTTAACCCCCGTAAACACTTATGTAGATTCAGGTTCGCAGCGTTGCCACGCTTGTCAGAGTTGCTAGGCCACTTGCGGCTTACCCGCCAGCAAGACGTGATCACCTCCTGCAGGGTTACACAGTCTTATTCCTTGTCGGGGGAATTAGTTACCGGGACAGCGCTCACTTTCATGCTGAAGCATTTTTTCATCAGCCAATCCCAGCGCAGATAGTGGCCGATAACAAGAATTGGTAGCGCCCAGCGGCGTAGCCTGACCTCACATACCAGATTGCAAATCATTTTGACCTCTCAGCTTCAATATTGCGGATGGCCGCCTTATCGCGGTTGCAGTTATCAATCACGTCCAGAAGTTGGTCAGAGTAGATAACAGCGCCACCGTAGGTTAATGGTTGTTCTGGAAGCGGAGGTATGCAGTTAGCGGTCAGGTTTGCCGGGATTGGTGTCATCGGTACTGCTACGTACTTTACTGGCGTGCCCGTACAAGCCGTTAGAGACATCGCTGCTAACAGGAACGACAGCGCAGGGAGAGCTTGCCATCTTGGTTTTGTACACCACGCGGACTTTATCGCCGGTGTCAGTGGTCTGTTGCTTTTCACTTTCGACTCCTGCGGCAATGGTATTGAACTGCTGGGATTGCTGTATCTGCTTGGTGATGATGGCTTGTTGACTGGTTACTTGCGCCAGCAGGTCTTTGGCATCCTTGGATAGCTGAACTGCCTTGGCGTGGTAATGACTAGCTATCCAGCAAACGCTCAGGAAAGTGATCACCAGCAAAGCTAGGAAGAATTGCTTCCAGTAGGTGCGAATAGACAGGATGGCATTCATGACAAGAACAACTTGCGCTCTGCTTCCCGGCGCTTAACCAATCCATTCAACCTGACACCACCGGCATTCACCCATTTACCAAACTCATCTGCAGCACCCTGCTTATCGCCAGCATTAAGCTTGCGGAGTAAGGTGGACGTGCTAAGGGAGCGCAACCCGAGGTTATAGGCAAAGCTCACCAGTGCGTCGAACTGCCCCTGGGAGATGATCACCTTCACCAGCTGGTTTACTCCCTGCTCGTATTGAACAAGGCCGCACTTAAGCAAGCGCTCAGCTGTCGCTTGGTCAATTACCATTCCTGGTCCAATCTTCCTGCCGTCAACTGGTTGAGTCCATCCATAGCCAATAGTCCAGATGCCGACACTGTCTTGGTAGGCTTTTAGCTTGCAGCCTTCAAACTCTTTGATCAGGGAAATGCCAGCGTTGCTTATTTGCATTTTGTTTACCTATTCACTTCACGATGCGGCACATCTTTGTAGCCAGGGCTGACCCGCCGATCGCCTCGACGCGCTCTATTGACTTTGCACAGAGAACTCGCAAAGCCCCAATCTGCGCACCCCACTCATCACGCTTCCATCGCTCAACCAGCGTTAATACTTCGTCGTCGGTTTTGGCGCTGATTAGCCCATAGGACACAACCGATGATGGATAGGCATAAGCCGCGTCATCTGCACGCTGCATAATCTGAGCGATCAGCCAGCCAGCAATGAGAATTGCCATCACATAAGGTGCGGACGCAGAACAAGCACCGATTACTCTTTGCTTAATCATTCTTTTCACCATCGATGCCAGTTTTCTTGTTCATGAAGCGCAGGGCATACTCGCGAACCTTCTCGACACCGATGAAGCCAATAGCACCACCGATAAACACGTCTGAGCCTTCAGGCAGGTTTAGTATCGCCGCGCCTTTGTATACGCAAAACGCCAGGAGCCCACAGAGAACGCATTCAATCCATTTATTCTTTCTATGCACACCATCGTGAATTAGCCTGGCGTAACATACAGCGCCCGCAATAAGTGATCCCCCTACTGCTGGCCAGATGGCTTTTAAAGCAGCCCAAATGCCTGGCCATAAATCCGGGTTATCTTTCATCTTCATATTCCACCCCCAATTACGGGGATCTATCAGATTAGTTACGTTGATATCTGAACAAATCCCGTTACACTCAATCAGTCTGTGCAGACTTGATGGGCCTTGGTTTTGTTCGTGATTCGAAGCATGAGCAGAATGGCCGGGAGCAGTTGACGCTGTTACCGGTCGCCCATTTTCACGATGACCCGCCATGTGCGGGTTTTTGCTTTTAGAGGATAGCCGTCACGCCGTAGTCACTCAGCGATAAGAGGGTGTTTGAGGTGATTGACTGTTTTGGCGTGGGGCTAAATGCAAAAAGGCCGCCAAGAGGCAGCCTTAAAATGTTGTGTGGTATTGGTTCTCGCTTCACGGGGACGCGCCACTGACTCAGATTTACCCGTGCTTATCGTTTGGTCAGTTCCACTGCGAAATATCTATCTTCCGAATCAGGCCATATCCTGCTTCACCACAACGGAAAGAGCACTGCTTTCGACGCCCGTACTTGAGATTCAGCTTGCGGCTTTATCTGGTTCACGTCCGAACGGCCTTCGGCCTACTCAATGCTCTTACCTGTTGTGATCAAAAAGCCCCGGCGTTTATAGCCAGGGCTTAGTGTGCTTTGGTAGCCGTCCGTAGACTTTAAATGCCTTAAGAACGAATTAACCCATTCTTAGAATCAAATCTAGTCCATTTTTCCGCGAACATCAACAACTATTTTCTACAAAAATCATTTTATGCAGCAAGCCCATCTCCTTTTGTCACCATATTTAGCATTGCCTCTGCGAGAGACTCCTCTTTGTGGCATTGAGTCACTAGCATTTCCATGAAAGGCTGAAGATGATCGTAGGCAAACGTCTTGCCTATTCCTGATTCCTGCTGATTAAATGCCGCCATAACTGCTGAAAACTTCAATCTTGAGTAGCCGCGTGCGTCGCATTTGTCACAGTCCTTGTAAGCCGGGATTCCACCCTGCTTTTCCGTCGCATCCTTGTCCAAAACCTTCCCTTTCCCATGGCACCGGCAGGCGTTGCTGAGCACCTTCTTTCCCTTGCAGGTTGGGCATAGCACTTTCACCTTTTCTCGCAGCTCGCGATGGACATCATATTCGGATGGCTTAAACCCTTTTACCTCCATCTGCAGAGACATCTTCACGATTTCTCTTGCTGGGAAAGGTGTGTGTACCTTGGTGGTGAAAACCTCCGTGTCGATGAAACCTTTCCCATTGCAGCACTCACAAGGGCGGACGCTTGCTGCCGATCGCGAATAGTCCTGGAAAGCGAATGTTGCGAGCGTTTGCAGAACGATGTGTTTAGTATCTTCTGCAAGGTTAGAGATGGATTGTGACTTACCAACCTGAGTTAACGAAAATTGATAGAGGCTCTCCACTGCGCGTTCTGGACCACTGATACCATGCTTTGCCATAAAGAGATCGAAACCGAAGCCTGCTTTTGAGTCTGCCAACCCAAATGCGGCCATGATATCGGTACCGGTCAGTGCATCAGATGCCGTTGCGCGTGGAGAGTCGCTAATAGTGGATGTTTTTGCGAAGAAATATTTTAGCGCTTGTTCAAAGTTCATGCCTTCCCCCATGTCTTTGCGGTTTTGATGCTCTGGATGTTCTGCTTCGATGTGTGGAACTGATCTGCGATAGTTTTGGTGCTAACGCCGATTCCAATCAGAGTTCGAATTGAAATGACATCATCTATGCTGAGTGATGCTCTTTTCCTTGCCATCACTTAGCCTCCTGCAACTGCCAGTGTGGGAGATCACCTTTAAAGCCGGACTTGCGTATTCTGGCTTTCGCATTTCGCTCTATCTGAATAAGCTTCTCGATGTTGACTCGACGCTGTTTTTCTTCCATCCGCAACGCTGATACATCATTCGCAAGGTGGGTTTCCTTTTTGGCTATCTGCATCAGCAGTTCAAAGTGGTCGATTACTGCCCCACACTTTTTGCATTTGACTTGCCGATCATGCTCGTTGATGGTGTAGCCCGGGTGCAGGCAGAAATGACCCTCGTTCTCTAGCAGGAAATTCACCTTTGACTTGGGGTCAGGTTCATCTGCCAGCGGGAACGCCACTACGTTTCCAAGCTCAGTTTCTGTTTCGGTCGTCACGCTTCCTCCAGTTCTGAAATGGTCACAAGCAATAGGCCACCCTTCACCAGCGCTTCCCGCCTAACCCTGAAATCATCTATCTGCTCGTCGTCCAGCATGAACTCCGCATGAACGAGCGAGTCAAAGACAGCCTTTTGAAGATTGTCTAAGTCGCGTCGGCGGCGATCGGGAACGTGAGCTGATATTGAGATTTTGAGTCGTGCTGAGGTTTTGATATCGAGGTGTTGCTGAAGGATGGTTTGAATTACTGCCTGTCTGTATGCCTTACCTTTCTCGCTGATGTAGTGCCTTCCCCTACTATGCCTCCAGTACGTATTCAAGCTGGGAGGCCATGGGAGCGATATTTTATACTCGGTCACACTTTCACCTTACCCTCTTTCAATAACGCCGCCTGAGTCCGCATGACGCCTTCCATATGGGCCATGTGCGCCTCGCTTGCGTCGATCATTCTGGTACGCCGGTCGATTTCATCGTGACATGCAGAACATGCCCAGGCTGCGATTAGGTCGGGAGGCTTAATCCCGGTACCGCACAACCCCGGCAATCGGCAGTGCGCCAGAACAACCGTTTCGTTATTGCCATTGCATATCCCTGGGATTCTGACTTGGCATTCACGCCCTCTTGCCTCTTTGCGAAGATTAGCCATCGTCATCTTCCCCCATCACTGAGTCGATGAATTTGCGTTGTTCCTGGTCGCAGGGCTCGCACACATAAACCTCTTCGGCCTGCAGTTCCTTTCCGCAATCGGCGCAGATCATCGTACGCACCTCATCAGCAAAAACAGAACGGCATTGCCGGGCCATGAGAGGCTGAGAAGTAATGATTTAACCGTCGTTAGACTTGGCTCATTCTTACTGAGGAATTCGAAGAACTGACCAGCCACAAAGCAGTAGGCGCAGGCCAATATGATTGCAGTGATTAACATGGCTTCCTCCTTGCGCGACGACGCAGCCACATGCTGTCTATCAGCGCCGCCGTATGGTTATAAGTTGGGATTTCGGTTGGGGTTAACTTCTTCTTGCGGGGAGTGCGGGTTGTTGGTTTGAATATCAGCTTCTCTTCTAGTCTGTCCCAGACTGATTTTCGCCTTCGTGTCATGATGCCATCCCCAGCTTTATCGATGCCGATCCATAGTTCATGAGTCCATCCCGATCGACAAAGCTTGTCAGCCCGGCGCCGCGGCGCATGTGGTTGAAGATGATTAACATCGAGCCTTTGTTATTTCCGTTCACCGATACTCCGGTATCCGCACGTACAAACGATATGCGGCCGCCAGTAATGAACCTGATTTCTGTTGCGTGCTCCCTGGCAAGTTTGAACCAGCCGACGGAGGGATCAGCCGGTACCAGCATCACCACGCCATTACCATTAAATGCAGCTTCAATGGCCTTGTTAACCCATGGAGTGATGTCGCTATATGGTGGGTTACACCACAGGTAGCCAGATCCGAAAGAATCAAACCAGTCCGCTGACAATGCGTCATCCTCCTTGGTCAGAAACGCCGGATGAAGATGATTGAGATGGCTTGCAGCCACATCGCCGACAAAATTGAACTCAGCATCCAACGCCGCATACAGTTCTAGCGGAGTTCGCCATAGATCACGTATCTCAACCGGGGTATTACTTCCCGTGTAGTCACTCATTTTGTCCTCCTCAACCGGTTAACCCACCGAGTAATCCGCAGCAGTCTTAGGCTTCTGACTAGCTGCCACTCGAGATAGAGGCATAGCGTTCGCGTGGCAACACACATCCACACAAAAGCAAATAATGCCGATGCGAAGATTCCAAGCGCACAAAACACGTTGAACAAAAATTCTGTTGTCATTACGCCACCTGTTTCTGTTTGAGTTGGTTGTACTCGCTATCAGCAGGAATTGTTAACCTGCAGCCAATATTCAGCGCCCAGCCTTCAACCTGGTTCAGGTAGAAATGCATGTCACCTGTATCGAGGTCTGCAGTGTGCCGCAGCGATTGGGTTGTGGTTTTTGCACCCGTCGCCACGTTCACCATTTCTCGCTCTTCGTATCCGAGGTAAGTGTGCTTCATCGCATCCTTAACCCATTCTGGAGACGCAAAGGGCTTGCCACGCTTAATGAGATAAGCGCTTAGCTCTGCGTACCACATGTGCTGGAGTGAGTTCTGAGGAAGGCTGCGCTTGTCGCGCCATTCGGATATTTTTACTCGGTAGCGTTTGCCGCTGGAGATGAGGTCGAAGAGTTGTTTGGTGAATTGGCCTAGGGTGGATTTATGGAGACAGAAGTCGTCCATGGATTAATCTCCTAGAAGTTGCTTCATCCTTGCATAGGTTTTTGGAGCCCGGTCACCGGCTGCCCATTCCTGTTGAACCATTTCAATTAGCTCATCCCAGTGTTCAAGTATTGGAGCGAACTGCTTACACTGCCTACCTATCGCTGGAAAATGGTCGCGAATCTCTGGGATGAATTCCACAAGTTTCATACAGCGGGTTAGGTCAGAAGGGTCCCATGGCGGGTTGAAATATGAGCCATAAAATGGCTTATCCATCCCTAAAGCAATCGAGGCCATGGTTGCAGAACTGACGCCGACGCCCCCCTTAGCCTGCCACTCCAATACTTTCATCGCTAAATCACTCATTACCTACTCCCCCTTGATTGATAGGCCGATAGAGCGGAGGGATTCAGCAATCTCATGCTCTGCGTAAACTGGGTAACGGTCAGACCCATCACAACACTTGTCTTTCTCACTACGGGATACCTCTACATCATCCCAATAATCATCCGGGGCATGCCCAGCTTGAATCCAGATTAGGTGGGCATGTGGTTCAGGAAGCTCAACCACGATGCTTGCTCGGCTGTCCTGCCACGCCTGCCATGCTGCATACTTTACGAACACACCCTCATCAGAACCTGCTAAGTGGCAATATTCTTCATGCCACCAAGCATCAAACTGCTTCCGGCTCTCTTCGTGTAGCTTATCCATCAATCTTCACCCCTTCAATTTTACCGGCGCGGATGGCGTCGTAGAATCTAACGCATTGCGCATAATCAATTTCATCACTGCTTGGCATAAATTGCAGCATGTTAAGCGTGATGCGCTCCCGCCTTTCCGCCTCGATTTGCCCCGGGGTGCGGAATGGAGCTAAATGTTTGTTTAATATTCCGCTCGCCTGTGATTGGTCGATATTCCATACAACCGAAACGGCAGTTCCTTTGACGCCTTGGTTGCCCATGTTTTTGTGCGCTACGACTTCCACTTTTTGCCCATTTCGCCACAAGTTAAGCGAGCAATGCCTATAGGCATTAAAATTATCTTCATCCACCTCAGTGATCCCTGACAAAATGCAAACCGTCCCCACTGGCGGCTGCCCTTCACCGTTCCAAAGTTGCTGTATATCTTGCTTATCCATGGTTATCTCCTTTGCGTGGCAGGTCAGCGCCAGCCTGACGCTTCTTTGGTTTGCTGTTCGTTCTGCGCAAATTTCCTCGCAGCCTCTTCCTGTTCTATGTTGACGAAGTGTCCATTCTTCCAGCCCATGTAGAACGTTTTTGGCTGGCCAGACCGGTATTTACCAATGATGATCTCAGCAATTCCCTTCATGCTGCTGTGCTCGTCATAGACTTCATCGCGGTAAGGGAAGATGATCACATCAGCGTCCTGCTCAATGGAGCTGGAGTCTTTCAGGTCTGCCATGCTAGGTCGTTTATCGGCTCGATTTTCTGGTCCACGGTTAAGCTGTGCCAGTAGAATTACTGGAACCTTACTGCGCAGGCAGAACTGCTTAAGCTTGCGCGTCATGTCACCGATCGCGATGTCATTACGCTCTGCTTTAGGGCGAGTGATAAGGCCAAGATAATCGATAGCCAAGAAACTAAGACCGCCGTCCATGTTCATACGCTCTGCGTGGGCTATTGCACCATCAACGGTGAATGCGCCATCAATCACGTAATTGTTTTCGTCCATCAGCGTTCCGGTTGCACCAGTGAGCCGCGTGTATTGTTCCTGAATCATGTTGAGCGGATTACGGAGTGTGCTTATCGATAGTCCTGCGCGGTCTGCAACATGGCGCTCTACCACCTGCATATCCGACATTTCCATTGATACCAACAACCCTCTCCCTTTTTGGCGTCCAATTGAGTTGGCGATGTTTATTGCCAGTTCTGTCTTACCCATGCCAGGGCGACCGGCGATGATGATTAAATCTGTGCGATCGAAGCCGCCGTATTCATCGTCCAGTGGGTCAATGCCAGTTTTCAGGTACATGCCAGACTCTGCACCTTGCATGCGTTTTTCCAGCACATCCATGTAGTCAGGCAGCAGATCGCCAATGCGGCGCGGCAGTTTGTCGTTGGTCTCAAACTGCACCCTCGATAACACGCTAGCCACTTCCGCAGTCCTGTCGTTGATGTCATGAGCACCGACACTGTTCAGGATGGAAATTGCCTGCTGCAGGTCGCTTATTCCCTTGCGTATCATCCAGCACTGGCGAACACGCTTTGCCCATGCTCGGATGTTTGCCGCTGACTTGCATCGAGAGGCAACGCTGAGCACCAAATCCTTGCTGGCGTCTGAAAGGCTGTCTTGCACGGTAAACTGGTCGATGGGTTCGGCTTGGTTAAGCAGCGTGACGATTACTTGATACATCTGGCGTAGGTGGAAATTTTCAAAGGCTTCAGCAGGAAGCTTACCGGCAACCTCTCGGCAGTCGACGTGGTCACCCTTGATCATCATCGAGCCAACCAATTGCTCCTCAAACTCGTAACTTTCCATCAGTCCTCCCGGGAAAGAATTTCGTCAATCTTCTCTTGCCGCAAAGCAGTCTCGATACCGTACCGCTTACCTTCTGGATTATCGCCGCAAGCCCACTTCGTCGGCGTGTATCCATGGGCTAGGTATCCGTTCAGGAATGTATCGATTTCATTTGGCTGGCTGCCAAGTTCTTTGCATTGCTTCAGGTAGGATTGCCATAGGCGCTTTAAGCCATTCTCGACAGTCGTTGAAACGTTACGGATTTTAGGTAGGCCGTACTTCTCGGCTTTACAGTTCCATGTTTCCTTCAGTCTCTCACGGTCAAAGGATTGCATTGCAGAGCGAGGATTGGTCCCTTTGGCTCGAGGGTTGGTGCCTTTCTGCCGTGGGGTTAATTTCTCTTCCAACGACAAGCCCACATCGTGGGTTTGGGTATTTTCTTTTATCTTTTGTATATTGTCTTTTGTGGTTAGCAACTTCTGCAAAGGTCCGTTAGCAACTTCTGCTAAGGTTTTCTTAGCAGGTTTAGCTAATGTTTTGCAGAATCCGTTATTCTTCGTTTTCCACTCAGTTACATTGGTGTTCATGCCAACCTTTCGGCCTTCCTGAATGAAAACCTTTTTGTTGATAAGCAAGTTCTTAGCTGTTGAGCAGTGAGTTAAATGCTTACCTATCATCTGCTCTAATTGCTCATTGCTGACCCAGTCCATTTTTTTGCTGTAGCCGTATGTCTTTCTCCAAACAGCGAGAACCACACACATCTCCGTTTCGCTTAATCCAGCCGCCATAACAGCGTCTAGCAGCTCGTTGGCTAAACGAGTGTAACCATCCTCGAGTTGAGCCACACGTTGCTCCACGACTTCTGGAGAAGTCCTGACGAGTGTTAAGTGTCTAGCGGCGGTCATCTTTCTTCACCCCTGCTTTAGCCAGTCTGAAAACACCAATCAGCCTTTCGGCAAATGGCTTGTTGCATGCTGCTGTGTAGACCAGTCCGTCAGGTGAATCCGGATGCTGCCGTTCCTCTTCTTGCTTGTAATTTCTGCGTTTTCGAGCCATAATTACTCCTGTGAATTGATCCAGTCATTCGCACTTAGGCCTCGATGCTGTTCGCGCAGTTCGGGGCTTTTTCATTTGATAAATATCCCGACAAACGTTTAGCCAGTTCAGCCATCTCGTCATCAGCTACGCCCCACTCCAGAACAGCGAGCAGCATTGCCATGCGAGGGACTAGAGACTCTTTCCAGCGAGTTACTTGGGATGGGTTAACGCCTACTGCAGCGGCGATAGATGACACGCCTTTCAGGGCGATTTTGTTCAACAACGTGCTTTCGATACGACGAGCATCATTGCGTGTCTTTGCAGTTTCCATACGTCATACTTCCTTTGTGGTTTAAATAGTTACGTGCGGCATCCGTGGGGATTGCCACTTGGTTATTGGTGGCCACATTGCGGCAGCCGGTAGTGTTGTTAAAGAGCGGTAAAACTATGCAGCTTGTTCTGGGTGTTTAAACAAGTGCGGGAGGTCTGGGCGGATTTGGTAATCCTGGACTTCACCACCAGTTGCCAGAACGATGGCCTTAACGTTTTCTGGTGCTACTTTTGCTTTACTGTGTAACCACTTCTGCACCGCAGACTGGCTAACGCCACATGCTACCGCCAGCTTCTTTTGCGTACCGACGATTGCGATGGCGGTTTTAATTACTTGGTTAATTACTGGTTCCATAAAACCACCTCCGTTGTATTCAAGGTATAATATACAACTATAGTTTTATTTTAGCAAGACTGTAGTTGTTTGACCCAGTAAAACCGAGGTTGTATTTTCTTGGTTATGAAAATGACTCTTGCTCAACGCTTAAAAGTCGCAATGGCGGCCAAAAACATGACGCAGTCCGCACTAGCTGAAAAAGTTGGTGTGTCGCAGGCTGCAATACAGAAGATAGCTTCCGGCAATGCCAAAACATCCACTAAGATTGTGGAGATAGCCAGGGCATTAGACGTGCGTCCTGAATGGCTAAGCAGTCAAAGCGGGCCAATGAAGGATGGCGAGGATGGTATTTCGTCTTTTCATCACCCGGACTCTACAATCCCGCCTGAGAGCGAGTGGGAGAAGGTTGATTCATGGGATAGTAATACCCCTTTACTAAGGGAAGAAGTAGAGGTGCCTTTTTTGCGAGATATTTCTCTCGCCGCTGGGGACGGAAGTTATAACGAAGAAGACTATAACGGATTCAAATTGAGATTCTCCAAAGCCACATTGCGCCGGGTTGGTGCAAGTACCGATGGCAAAGGAGTGCTCTGCTTCCCTGCTCGTGGGAATAGTATGGAGCCGAACATACCAGACGGTACTACGGTTGCGGTCAATACAGATGATAAACAGATCGTCGATGGCAAAATCTACGCTATAAGCCAAGATGGCTGGAAACGGATCAAGCTTCTTTATCGTGTCGGCCCCGACAGAATCAGTATCAGGAGTTACAATGCTGCAGAACATGAGCCAGAGGAGAAAGATATTAACGAAGTAGAAATTATTGGACGCGTTTTCTGGTACTCAGTTTTGCTTTGAGCCACACCTCAAGCTCGGTAACTCCGAGCTTTTACGTTCCCCCCACCTAAAACCCCTGCCAATCCAGTTTTAATCTGTATCAAATTGCAAAATAAATAAACTTTAATACAACCAAAAACAACCACTTAAAACAACCACGCCATCATTTACAACTTAAGTTGTTGACATAAATACAACCATGGTTTTAAATTGGCACATCGAAACGAAATATCGATGCGGCAGACGGACCTACCAGCCGCGCCAGACATGAAGTCAGGCTGCTTCTTTAACAATCAGATTTGTATGCCGAGAGGTGTACCCAAAGTGAAGTTGGCTTTGGAGTGTGGTGGGCGCTTCGGCGCAGCCTGGAAGCGATGGGATAGATATTCGCAGAGGCCCATAAGGCGCGAACCACCACACTACCTAAGCCAATCCACTGGAGATTATCCATGAACGCAAAAGAACGCTGCAAGCTGCGCAGAAAGCTCCGTAGGGCTGCTGAACGTGCAGAGGCAACAAGAGATATCAGATTGAGCAAGAGCGTTGCAACGGCTCTTGTGGGAAGCGAGAGAGTGGCTAAGGCGTTGTCGATGATTGACTATAAAGCCTGCCCTCGACCAGTTCGCGAAACATCAGAAGGTGGCGCAATGTGCCTGCCAGAGGTGGCTAAGTTCGCTGCAGGGTACCGCAAGTCCGAAAACATTACCGCTCGTTAACAGCAGAGGGTTACACGATGAAAAGAATTTTTGAATATTTCAATTCTCTTGGTGAAAAATATGTGATCACCTGCGACACAAAATTAAAAACGGTATCTGCGGTTATTTTCATTTCCAAAAATTCAGGTCCTAAGCCAGTAGACGTCGACTCGGTTTTTAATCCGCACATGTCGCATAAAGAAACAAAAGCTAGCGATGAGTTTTTAAAGGCCTGCCGTAAACGCAGCGAGCAAGCTTTACGACTGCACTTGCACAATGAGTTACACATTCCTTTTTACTACAAAGGTTTTTCTGAAGTCGCTGGGAACTAACACCCACCGCGCCCTGCGGGGCGTTAATCGACTGAGCATTGAAAAGTGTTCACTCGATTTACTGATCGTAAACCTCAACAGGAGATGCAGATGGAAATTAATGAAGCAGAAGCCCAAGTGATTTTAAAGCTCATTGAGCAAGCATTCCTCGATGGGTTTGATGAAGATGAACTGGTCGAGCTTTACGAGAAACTTGGCGAGTTCGTAAACAATTAACACGGACTGTTGATGTCTGGGGAAAGCGCAAACACAAAGCCTCTTCGGAGGCTTTTCTTTTACATCAAGCTGCCACTCGGCGGCTTTTTTATTGAGGTCAATATGAACGCCACTGAGTTACGCAAGATTCTTGATGAGCACAAGGTGTGGGTGACGTCGTTACGTGAAAGCGGATCCAAAGCCACCCTGCGCGATGCCGACCTGCGCGATGCCAACCTATTCGGTGCCAACCTGCGCGATGCCGACCTGTTCGGTGCCAACCTGTTCGGTGCCAACCTGCGCGATGCCGACCTGCGCGATGCCAACCTATTCGGTGCCGACCTGCGCGATGCCGACCTGTTCGGTGCCAACCTGTTCGGTGCCAACCTGCGCGATGCCGACCTGCGCGATGCCAACCTATTCGGTGCCGACCTGCGCGATGCCAACCTGCGCGGTGCCAACCTATTCGGTGCCAACCTGCGCGATGCCAACCTGCGCGGTGCCAACCTATTCGGTGCCAACCTGCGCGATGCCGACCTGCGCGATGCCAACCTATTCGGTGCCAACCTGCGCGATGCCAACCTGCGCGGTGCCAACCTATTCGGTGCCAACCTGCGCGGTGCCAACCTATTCGGTGCCAACCTGCGCGGTGCCAACCTATTCGGTGCCAACCTGCGCGGTGCCAACCTATTCGGTGCCAACCTGCGCGATGCCGACCTGTTCGGTGCCAACCTGTTCGGTGCCAACCTGCCTGATCACACATTCGTAATCATGGGAGAGCCGTACTTCCTGCAGATATCGAATGGGGAATATGTCCGCGCCGGTTGCCAGAATCACACTGTTGAGGAATGGCGCAATTTTACCAAGCGTGAAATTGCAGAAATGGATGGCAAGAAGGCGCTGAAGTTCTACCCACGCCTGCTGAAGATTATCGATTTTTACCTCGGGGCTGGTGTTCATCCTGATTGGGTTAACGAGCCAGAAACTGATACTGAAGAGGCTGCATAACGCGGCCTTTATTTTTAACTGGAGGGTGCAGCATGACTTACAACGAGAAGGTTTGGTTTTGGGTTCTGGTTGGCTGCGCCCTCTTCTGGTGTGGTGTGGTTATTGGATTGATGAGGGTTATGTGATGAGTTAGTACTTGGATGAGTGCTTTTATGCAGACTATGAGAAAGGAATTCTTGTCTGGAAAATGAGGCCCATAACTCACTTTAAGTCCGAAAAGATAGGAAGCAATACTAATGCAATGTTTGCTGGAAGAGTTGCTGGGTGTATAGGCAAGGACGGCTACGTACTAGTCGGGATTAACGGCAGGCGGAAATTGGCTCATAGGATAATTTGGGAGATGAAGAATGGTCCTGTTCCTGATGGCATGTATTTAGACCATATAAATCATGACAAGGCAGATAACAGAATATCTAACCTTCGCGTAGTAACTCGTAGACAAAACAATATCAATACCAGAGTCAGAGTTGATAATGAAAGCGGATTTAAGGGAGTGACATTTTATAAGCGCTTGGGGAAATGGATGTCATCTGTTTCTATCAACTGCAAAAGGCATTACCTAGGCTATTTTGACACTCCTGAATTAGCCAATGAAGCGAGGCAGAATTTCATTATGAATAATGTGGATTCTGAGTATTACGCTTAGACAACATGATGTACCAGTAAGAAGACATAACACCTCTTATCATCACTTCGGGCTGCCTTGTGCGGCCCATTTTTTACCTGGAGAAACACATGGCTAAGTTTCGCGTTTGGCATATCCCTCAAGTCCCAATGAAATCATTCAAGGTAGAAGTGGAAAGCGTTGAGGAAGGTGTTCGCCTGATGGACACGCTGGCCAATTACGACTTGTTCCAATACGAAAACAACATCAAGCCAGATTACTGCAACATGAACGGCCTTCAGATGTGGGATGAATCACTGACGGAGGAAGACATGCGGGACATGGAGCTTTCTGATAAGTGGGTAGATTGGTACAACGACGAATTCGATGATCCGCGAGATTATATCGAAAGCCTTAATGAAGAAACCACAGCCGCCTAGAGCGGCTTTTTTATTCCCATCGATAAGCCAATTTATGAGTTGGCTCAGCAATGAATACTTATCAATCAAAGGAGCGATGCCGTGACCGAATCTACCGATTTAACTGTTATCGAAATTAAGCCGGAGCAAGCACCGGCACTGTTTATCCCTAATGGTCTTGATGCATACCTGGAACATATCAAGGCAAGCGTTAATGAAGCGCCAGACCTGAGCACGAAGAAAGGACGTGATCGGGTTGCGTCTCTTGCTGCTCAGGTAAGCCGCAGCAAGACCGCAGTTTAAAAGCCAGGGCGTGAGTACCTGAAGCGACTTAAAGAAGCCGTGAAGCCTGCTGAGCAAGAAATTAAGCGGTTTGTTGATGCCTGCGATGTTCTTCGCGATGAAACGCGCAGACCATTAACCGAATGGGAAGCCGAGCAAGAGCGTTTAAAAGCTGAAGAAGAGGCAAAGCGACAGGCTGAAGAACTAGCCAAGCAGGTTGAAGCCGATCACGAAATAGCACTGCTGCTTAATGAGAAATTCGACCGTGAAGTAGCAGATAAGAAAGCCGAATCTGAGCGTCAGCGCATAGCTCATGAGGAAGAGTTAAAGCGCCAAGCAGCAGAACAGGCTCGCATCGAAGCTGAGCAGAAAGCCAAGGCCGATCTTGAAGCCGCGGCACGGCGTGAAGCTGAAGCGCAGGCAGCAAAAGAGCGAGCAGAGCGTGAGGCCAAAGAAGCAGCGGAGTTAGCAGAACGCCAGCGTGTCGAAGCACAACAGAACGCAGAGCGTGAGAAGCAGGAAGCCATTGCAGCAGAACAGCGGAAAGCTAAGGAAGCCGCTGACAAGGTTAGGCGCGAAGCTGAAGCGAAAGAAACCGCACGACTGGCTGAAGAAAAACGCATTGCTGATGAGAAGGCAAGACGCGAGCAAGATGTCGAACATCGCCGCACCATCAACCGCCAGTCAGTAGCCGAACTTGTTGCCGCTGGATTGCCAGCAGATTGCGCTCAGAAGTGTGTCGAAGCTATTGCTAAAGGCGAAGTATCAGCCATCCGCATTACCTACTAATCAATTCAAAAGGAACTAGCCATGCAATATGCCGTTGCAGGGTGGCCTATTGCTGGCTGCCATACCGAATCACTTCTCGAAATTATCACTCGCCGTATGCGCTGCATTGGCCGGTGGTTGAAAGACACTCTCAATCAGCGGGGCGATCCAGATGCAAGAGCATGAGGAGTGGGCTGACACCTTCGGTTTCGAAGAAATCTGTGAAATATCGTCTTTGGGAAATGTAAGAACTAAACCAAGGATAGCCAAAAACGGAAGAAAATATGAACAGGTTTATCTTACAAAGGTACCAGATCGATATGGATATCTAACTGTTGGAATTAATCGTTCAGGTAAACAGCATAGAAAAACCATTCATAGATTGGTGGCTAAGGCCTTTTGTCGCGGCAGCGGAGAGATCGTAAACCACAAAAATGGAGTTAAGACAGATAATCGAGCTTCAAATCTTGAATGGTGCACGGCGTCGGAAAATGAACTTCATGCCTATCGTACAGGGCTTAAGTTCCCGCCAAAAAATACTCGCCCAGGACGATTCCACAGTATGTTCAAGGGATTTGTTGTAGCAACGAACCTTGAAACAGGTGCTGAGGTAATACTCGAAGGAAACACAGACATGGTTTCCAAAGGGTTTTCACAGGCATGCGTTTCTAACTGCCTGAGAGGAAAACAAAAATCACATCGTGGATACACATTCAACTATTTGGCAGGCAATCCATGAACAAGCCATTCAACACAGCTCAGTTCACCGCCAGAGCCGCTATACAGCTTCGCAGTCCTGCATTGTGGGCAATGGCAATGGTGCAGCTAAAACAAGCATGGAGGTCGAAATGAGCCTCGGAACGACTATCGAACAAAGCAAAGCCAATCGGCGTGAGCACATTCTGGATGCGCTGTATTACCGCCGAAAAGGGATTCGCAAGGCCGTGCAAGCCAGCCTTAACCGTTCAGCGTGGGAGAAGATGAATCAACGTTACTTTCTCGGTGAGCAACCATTTTAGGAGTGGATATGAGTAAGGAATTCATTCAGAAGTTGGCGCAGATACAGAAGGAGCTTAATGCGCCAAAGAACCAGCGCAACAGCTTCGGTAACTACAACTATCGTAGCTGTGAAGACATCCTGGAAGGCGTTAAGCCGCTACTAGGCGACCTGTTCTTATCCATCAGCGATGAGATTGTGCAGATCGGAGACCGCTTCTATGTGAAGGCTACGGCCACAATTACAGACGGTGAGACATCTCATTCAACGTCCGCAATGGCCCGCGAGTCACTCACAAAGAAAGGCATGGACGATGCGCAGGTAACTGGAGCAACAAGCTCATACGCCCGGAAATACTGCTTAAATGGCTTGTTTGGTATCGATGATGCAAAAGATGCGGATACCGATGAGCACACCAAGCAAGTCAGCGCTCCAGACAAGAAGAGTGGCAGCAACAAGCCAAGCCCCACTCAAATTCTTTATGCATTTACTGATGCAGCAAGCAAAAAAGTCTCCGTCCATGAACTTCAAGAGGCATTCGGCAAAGCATGGAAAATGCTGGAAGGGACCGAAGAGCAAAGTAAGGCCAAAGACATCTACGAAATCCGCAAAAATGAACTGGAGTTACCAGCCTAATGCACACCATCACAGTACGACTCAATAAATCAGCTCGTGAATTCCAAGCCGGTGAGAATATCGGTTTCAACATCCGCGCTGGCGTTCAGTATTACGATCGCCAGAAAAAACAGAAAGAGTGGACGAACTACAGCGCCGCTGTGTTCGCAAAGCCCGGCCCACAAGCAGATTACTATCGCAGCGTATTAGCTGAGGGGTCGGTTATTGAGATTTCTGGCGACAACATCAAAGTTGATGTTTATGACGGGCAGAATGGACAGTCGATCACCCTGGAACTGCTTAACGCAAAATTAGGGTTTGCCCAATCAGGCCAAAACCAGGGAAAGCCGCAGCAGCAAAGTTCAGGGCAGCATTCGAGTCAGCAAAGCGCCCCCGATGATTGGGATATCCCATTCTAATCGCCAATCCCCGCAGGTAAAACCAATGACCAAACAAGAGCTATACACTGCAATCGCGGTGGACGCCCTCGCGGCCGTAGATTGTGCCGAGCGGGGACAAACTCACTGGCGGATTAACGGAATGATGGCAAGGACTGCCGCTCATTTCGCAGCATTCAATCCACCCTGCCCGGCCCACCTTTTACCACCAGAACGCAGACCATTCAGCAGAGATAACCCATGCGCCATCAAACCAAGCGAGCCATCCGGGCAAATGAAGACGGTTGTTCGGATTGTTGGCACCTGCTGGGAGTTTCCTGACGGTACGAGGATCCCAAAATTTTGGGCTGCGGACCAGAAAGCCAAATCACTCGGAATGGTGCTGGAGAAGCGCAAGGACTGGCGATTCAGCGTCAACGAATAACTCCATCCGGAGGTCATCATGAGTACCCACCCTCTTCATGCGAATAACTTTCGTAGGGAAGCCCTTTCTCGCGGAAACGTGATGACGTCTCCGGGGAAGGTTATTTCTGCATTCAAGCTGGAGAATCTCAGTCGGGAGTCACCACTGGCCCAACTAGGCTGGACGCAGTACCTGCCCGTAGATGGACTGCACTCCCCTGATGGTAATTACACCTACGTCTATCAGCTATTCACTGACAGCTACAGAGTGATTCACACGGTCGTCAAAGAGGATGACCTACCCTGCAGCAAGCTGATGCCTGGTGAAGTCCAGTACCTGAACCACCTCCTGATTAACGTAGGCAAAGACAAGCCAGATATGGCTGAGCTGCGTTTCAAGGCATCCATCTTCCTGGGCGAAGAACTGGCATCAATCGTCAATCCATTTTCGTTTAACGCAGCCATTAAAAACGCTATCCAGCGCGGATATCGGCTAACGCCAACCCAGATAGAGCAACGGTTGGTTAGCTTTGACGGCTACTCAGCTGAAGAAATTAAGTTCATCACCGAGCGACTCGGCAAGGTATCTGCTGCAGAAATAGCCAAGGTCTGCCAGCGACCCTATCAGTCGATAGTCACATGGGCTAACGAGCACGGCTTCTCCTCGGCATTCCACTATCAAGCGTGGAGCCAGGACGACGAAAACCATCTCGCGGCCCTCTATCAGGCCGGTTACCCCATCAGCCAAATAACCGAAATCATGAACCGAGATTCCAAGCGAATCGTCAGCCGCATTGCTGTGCTCATCGCCAGTGGACGGTACCCAGATATGAAGCCAAGGCCACGCGGACGCATGCCAAAAATCAAACACGAAAATTAAGGGTGAGCAATGAACACAAACGAAACAAAACGATATGAACCTGATTTCAGCTATGAGTCAGGACTCCCCGGCATGTTTGAAACTGCGAAGGGCGGCTACGTGGCGCACGGTGACTATGCAACGTTGTTTTCTGAGCTGGAAGTTGTGAAGGCTGAGCGCGATGCGCTGGCCGTGGAGAATGCGGCGCTGAAGGATGCAATCACTAGGCATAGCCAATCTACGCACTTCTGTGAACTCTGTGGGGAAGACGATCCGTGCAGCACAGATGACGTTTGCTACGCGCCCAATGAAACCCAGGCCACTGACGCCGCCCTTGCCGCTATCGAAGCGCGGGGAGTGGAGAAGTTCGCTGACTTCCTCGGCAAGAAATATCAATGCGAGAAAGGAGCCACTGCTAGAGCAAAGGCACTTAAGCACATCGTGTTCCTGTCTTGCCGATTCGCCAACGAGCTGCGGGAGGGTAAATAACATGGCCTGTAATTGCTTTGAAAAAACAGCCGCGCTGTTCAAGCAACGCATTTCTGAGAAGGTCGGCGATGCGCTTGGTGAGATTGAAGATGCTGGGTTCGAGAACTCGCTCTACAACTTCAACGGTGGCGATCATTCTCCGGTGGCGATGAATTTTAAATTCCGCTACTACCGCAAGCGCAAGGGCGGCGGACTCGCTACCAACCAGACCAAAGCAGATCACCTTTGCATGATGAGTTACTGCCCTCTCTGTGGGACTAGATTCGAAGGCGACGAGCTGCGGGAGGCCAAATGAAAGAGCGCCCAGTGATTAAGCAACAAGTCCAATATCCCGGCGACTTTGACAGTCTGGAAATCCGCAAGCTGTTAGATGGCCTTGTGTCAGCACATATTTCCGCCGCTATTGCCGGTGAAAAGATGAAGACAGCCGACCGCAATCGCGACCTGGCCACCATCAAGGAAAGCATCGTAAGTGCCGCGCACCTGGTTCGCTCGATTATTGAAGAGCGAGAAGGCGTCTGGCTGAACGGAATAAATTCCGCCGAAACATACGGAAGCGAGGTGCGTGATGCCAGCAAATGAACTGAAGCCCTGCCCGTTTTGTGGTGGCCCGGCGGTAATGCTTCACCAGAAGTTTTACCTAGCTGAATGCGACGATTGCGAAACCAACTATATGGCTGGGCCAATTGGAATTGGCTGGCATAAAACCGCAGAGGAAGCGGCAGCAAGTTGGAATAAACGACCAAGCGAAGAGCGACTTCAAAAGCGCTTACAGCGCCTTGATTCAATGCTTACCGAGTCTGTCGAGGCACTCAAAGTTGCCGAGGCGGAAATACAACGTCTGAAGGATAAATAAAATGTTAAATCAAAAAGATGCGGCTGTTTCTGTAATGCAAGAATTTTTCCCAAATGGTGGGCGTGATTTCGATGAGGTCTGCGCTCTGTTCGATGCTATCGCCGCAGGGAAGGTGCCGGGTGTTTTTGTACGTGATGCTGAAAATTAAGTCGGCAGTGAAGAGGCCCAGCATGGCTAAGCGTAAGAGCAACAGAGCGGCGCGTCGGTTGTTGTGCATGCCGGTATGGCTGAGCAACAGAAAGCAGATGTCAGGCTGGCCATCGACAATCCGCACAGTCTATTTCGCCGACAAAGGCAAGCGATCTGCACGCCAGAACCGCGCACGCAAGAACGCGTATGACTTTTCCGGCATCGTTTATGGCGATTGCCGCAACTACAGCTGAGGCCCAGGAGAAAGCATTATGAACCAGCTGGTAAAAATTCTCCGTGATGATGATGGAGAGGATATTCCGAGGGCTGAACAATTCTGGCATCTGTCCATGTCCTCATGCGGAGAACCATCGGTATTTTGCACGGGCGAATATTACACGTATGGGGGAACCTGCAATGTCATTGCAGAGCTGCGCGAAAAAGAAAAAGGCGGAATTACGTGCCCTCTATGCCTCGAGTTAATTAGAAAAATTAAGGCGGTGAGACTGTGATGGACAATAAGCTGAGCGAACTGAGCAAGCCGGTGGCGACTGTTGACGTTCAACGCGGTCGCCAAGATGGAAATATGTTTGCCGTTGCATGGAGTTCTGCAGGCCATGCGTTACCAGATGGCCCGCACTTCATCTACTCGCAAGAGTACGTATCCGCCCTGCTGGCAGAGCTGGATGGCATGGAGCAGTCTCTAAACGTTGCGAACGATGCCACTCGGATTTGGAAGGAACGAGCCTTGGACGCGGAGTCATGCGGTCGCCTTGAATATACGCGCCGGGTTGAGCGAGAGAATGCGGAGTTAAAGGCCAAGCTGGCTACGCCGGTGCGGTTGCCTCCCCTGATGGATGGGGAGTTGTTCGGTAAGAATAGCGGCACCGCCAATGCTCACAATAACGCTATCACGGCCTGCTCAATTGCTATTCGTGGTGCTGGCTTTAAGTCAGAGGTAACGGCGCCCAAGTGCGTGGGGGATGAGTAGATGACATACATATTCCTGATTATCGTTGTCAGCAGCCAAAGCATGAGCATGCAGGTGCAGCCGATGCAAAGCATGGAACAGTGCCAAGCTGCGATTAAGTCAATCGACATCGCCAGCGAGAAAAGCACGTGGAGCGAGAACATTCCGCGAATCAATAACATTAAATGCGTGGAGGTGAAGCCATGACACAGACACTAACGACTGATCGCCAGCAGTTTGAAGCGTGGGTTAAATTCCACAGCGACGAAGAAGAATGCACAAATCTTCTAGAGAAAAACAACGCAGGTACAAATTACCTCCATCCCCATACGGATTTGGCGTGGATTGCGTGGAAGGCGTCACGCGAACTCCTGGCTAGCCGGGAGGCGCAGCCGGTGGCGTGGACGAGCCAGCGAGCATTGGATACTAAATGCAAAATCGTAGCATTCACTGATGATATGAGTGCCATGGAGCATGGCGTGGCGAATGACTGGAAAGACATCGTCGAACTCTACACCGCCCCGCCAGCGCCAGCGGTGCCGGCGTGCTTCCTTGAATTGCTGAAACACGCCGATGGCATGGCAATGGGTACGGATTGGAACAGCGGCACCGCCGCTAAGTATCATCGAAAAAAGCTATGCGAAGCTGTGGAAGCCTGCCGCGCCGCAATGCTGGCTCAACCACAAAACGAACCACAAAATATTCCAAATAATATTCCTGGAGACTTGGCGGACGCAGTTAATCGCCTGCTTGATTGTTACGGAACACGTGGACACTTTAGCGCCATACGGTGCGGCGATGCTCGCGAAGAAGTCGAGCGCTTGCTGGCTCAACCTGTAAGCCAGGGTTACAAGTTGGTGCCGGTGAATCGTCAAAATTGCCCGTTCTGCGGAAGACGCCAGCCGGAGGGCGGCAATTGACTCCCTCCCACCATAATTATACTGTATGCATAAACAGTATTTTCATGGTGTGCATTATGGGCTCAAAAGAACTCGGCTATCAAATCGTCTATCGCGGCGAATCCTTACCTCACTTCGTAGACGGTGGCTGGGTGTTCTTCCAGCGCCTCAAGGAGTACGGCGGCGGCTACTGGCTCGGACGCACATACAACGATGCGTTCATATTCGGACTTGAGCGGCCTACGTCTCTGTTTGAAGGTATCCAGTTCGTCCTGGCTTCGAGGTCAGTCGAGCGAAACGCAGATAAATTTGACGACGATTTCCAACTATTTTAATCAACCCGATAACCAAAGAATCACCCGCCATGTGCGGGTTTTTTATTTCCTGGAGAAAACCATGGAATTCAAAATTAGCGATAAATACGTCATCACTTCCACTAACCACGACTTTGTTTTGAATGAAGTTCGTACCATCAAGGAGGGGAAGAATGCGGGACAGGAAGGTCGTTCAGTGGTTGGCTACTTCACCAAATTGAGCCAACTGGTCACCTACCTTATAGCTCACGATATCAAAAACTCTGATGTCGATTCTCTATGTGCAATGGATAGCAGGATTAATGAACTAGCCCGAAGCATTGAAAGCGCATTCAGTTCCGTAACGGCGTAACCCATCCGGAGTACAACCATGGACATTATCAGCGTCAGGATTCCCCGTGTCTGTTTTAAGGATGGGCACGTAAGCACGGATGCATTGCAGCAGACTATTCACAGAGGGTTATGGAACCTGTACGGCGTCATGCCTGCACCGGTTCGAGTCTCTCTGCATGATGGCCAGGCGATCATGTCATCCGGTTGTGAGGCTGGTGATGTCGAAACAATTCTGAAGTTGGGGGCTAATCATGTGTGATGAATTCGAAGCAGCAAGCGAGTTGGAAACATTTTTGCGTGATGTGGCGCTGGCAAACAGAAAGCCACCGGTGACGTTTACCGGGTTCTGTGCCAGTGAGTGGTGCGGGGAAAAGATAGCTAAAGGCATGTTCTGTGATGAGGGGTGCAGGGAAGACCACCGGCTACAACAGCTGGAGAAGATAAGCAAACGGAGGGTGGCAGCATGATTATCAAAAGCTCATGTCTGGATGCTGTGGTTATCGTGGCACTGCTGGTGATTTGTGTGTTCGTTCTGGGGTGGGGATTCTTTGGATAGGATGCTGCAATGGATACAACGATAGAGAACGCTATCAGGTCTGTAGCCAGACGATGTAGGACTGAAATCATCGCCCAGACCGAAGGCAAGCCGAAGCAACTGCACGACCCGATCACCACTGAAATCCTTAACACTCACGCCAAGAAAATCACCGCGATTCCTCCAGGTAAATTCAGCGCCAAGTTGTGGCTGAGTTATTACGTTCATCTCATAGATAAAGAAGCGAGGCAATAATGAGCAATGTTTTGCAAATCACCCCTAACAAGTGGGTGACCGAAGAGCTGCTAATGAGCATTAGCGGAATGACCAAGCACATGATCCAGCACGCCCGAAGAACCACATGGATTGAGGGTCGTGAGTATCGACACGTAGCACCAGACCTCAACCCAAAGATGAATAGCCCAATAATGTATAACAGAGAAGCTATAGACCAATGGATTGAGCGACAAAGACCGGCGATCCGCCGACGGATTTCTGCTTAAATACCCTTCCCACTCAACCTAGAGGTGTTACATGACGAAGTACCCAACCGGGGTGGAGAACCATGGCGGATCATTGCGCATATGGTTCATCTACCAAAAGCAAAGGGTAAGGGAAAATCTTGGCGTTCCCGACACCCTAAAAAACAGAAAGGCTGCATCAGAACTTCGTACGTCAATCTGTTACTCAATCAAAACTGGAACCTTTAATTATTCAGCAAGCTTCCCCCAGTCCCCCAACTTGAAGAAGTTTGGGTTTGTGCAGGAAGGTATCAAGGTGGGAGACTTGGCGGAGAAATGGCTAGAGCTCAAAGGAATGGAGATATCTCTTAATGCTCACAAGCGCTACCGTTCTTACATCAAGATATGCTGCGAAATCTTGTCTCCTGATCGCATGGTGTCATCGATATCACATGAGGACATTTTGACTGTTAGAAAGGAACTACTTACCGGGTTTCAGTTGCTTGGTAATTATCAAAAGAACAGGTCCGCCAAGAAGGGTCGAACCGTTCGCACGGTGAATGTCTACATAACGTGCCTGTCAGCATTGTTTGAGTTTGCCGAGCGAAATGGATACATCAGCAAGTCGCCATTCCAAGGTGTAGACCCGTTAAGAAAGAGTAAGTCTGAACCCAACCCATTAAGTTATGAAGAGTATCAGCGTGTGATAGATGCAGCACCATCGCAGCAGATCAGAAATCTATGGGTGCTTGCCGTTCATACCGGCATGCGCCACGGAGAAATCTGTGCCCTGGCATGGGAGGATATCGATACGCGCAACTGGTCTATCACCATAAGTAGGAATATGGCGTTAAAGGGGCATTTCACGCCACCTAAAACTGAAAGCGGAAACAGGACCATTAGTTTAACTGAGGTTGCTATTCAGGCCCTGAAAAGCCAAATGGAGTACACCCGGGTAGGAAGGCCTCGACAGGTTGAAGTTAACCTGCGTGAGTTTGGCAGGAAGAGGATAGATCAGTGCACGTTTGTATTTGTGCCGAGATTGACAGCGAGGAATGGTTGCGGTGGTGATTGGTATGCGCCTGGATCAATTAGCGGAACGTGGAACAGTATGCTAGCGCGCGCTGGGGTTAAGCATCGGAAAGCCTATGAGTCTAGGCACACTTATGCATGCTGGGCGTTAAGTGCCGGTGCAAACCCCAACTTCATTGCTAACCAGATGGGCCATACGTCAGCCCAAATGGTATACAGCGTTTACGGTAAATGGATGAGTGACAACAATCATGATCAGCTGAGCATTTTGAACGCTAATTTCGGTGGGAATGCCCCACATATGCCCCAAGCGATTTCCTACTAA